GACTGTGCCTGTTGCGGGTATTGCGTCGGTCCTCCGAACCACGATGACTGGGGCTGTTGCGGGTATTGCGCCGGTCCGCCGAACCACGATGACTGGGCCTGTTGCGGGTATTGCGTCGGTCCTCCGAACCACGATGACTGAGCCTGTTGCGGGTATTGCGTCGGTCCGCCGAACCACGATGACTGAGCCTGTTGCGGGTATTGCGTCGGTCCGCCGAACCACGATGACTGAGGCTGGGATTGGGGCTGCGCCGGTCCGCCGAACCATGATGACTGAGCCTGGGGCTGTTGCGGGTATTGCGCAGGACCGCCGAACCACGATGACTGAGCTTGGGGCTGCGCAGGTCCGCCGAACCACGATGACTGAGGCTGGGATTGGGGCTGCGCAGGTGCTCCGAACCAGGATGACTGAGCTTGGGGCTCAGCTTGAGGCTGCGGTTCCGTCTTCAATTCTTCTAACATGTTTCCCACGAAATAGGAGCCCACACTTCCAAGCAACAATGGAACTCCGTAAATCATCGCCATGGTCCACGCTTATTTATCTCTCCTATATTTCAATTTTAAGATTAACAGTATGATTCATCTCGTGAAAGACACCATGTCCAGAGTGGAAAACAATCTTTTATGGGTGAAGGCAGTAAGGGATTCCGTATTTGCATGGTGGTGGAACGTAATTGCACTAGTAATTGTTGTCGGTTCGTTCGTCTTCTTCCTTTACTCCAGCTACGGAACTGCAGTTCCTGACGAACTAAAACACATTCCGTTTGAACCCAGGTTGTGGAACAATGCAGTGAGAAATGTCCCACTAACAGAATATGGACAACTTCCTAAAACTGAAACTGGACATGGTTTACAGGGCCTTCCCTATAGATCAAGCGCGGTCCCGTTTTGAAGAACTGAAGAGCGCAAACATCCCTCCCGCCAAACCCGTAAAGCGTAAGCTACGATTTCCTGCTACTAAGAAGTAAGAGATGCCATCCGCTGCGGCATATACGAGCAAACTCAGATCACTTGCGTCTGCAAGGAACGTCAAAGTTCAGTATCCAGGCGGAGTTTCTGAAACGAATCGTCCCGACCGAACCATGATGTGCACGGATTACACCGCGACAGCCGTAGATCCACTGAAGCAAGTGGTTTCCACGATCGTAGGTCCAGAGTCCATTCAATCTGCAACGAGTGTCGCAGTCGATTCTAACCACAACGTCTTCATTCTGGACGGTGTTCAACGCTGCGTCTTCAAATTGGACGGACAGACGGGTGTATTCAGCGTATACGCAGGACAACCGGGAGCCGCCGCAGGAAATAGCGGAGACGGCGGACTTGCTACGGCAGCATTGTTCGTGAACCCCGTGAACGTCGCTGTAAGCACATCTGGAGACCTTTTCATTTGCGACAAAGGTAGAAATCGCATTCGTCGGGTTATATACGGAAGCAGAATCATTGAAGCGTATGCAGGTTCTGGAGCACAGGGATATAGCGGAGATGGAGAATTGGCAGTGTCGTGTACTCTCAATAACCCAGAAGGAGTGTCTGTAGATCCGTATGGGAACGTCTTTATTGCAGACACTCAAAACCACGCTATCCGAAGAGTCAGTTCGGTCGACAGAACCATTACTACAGTAGCAGGAAACGGATTAGGAGGATTAACAGGCGACTGTAACACTGCAACGATCGCAGAACTTTTAAATCCGACGTTTGCAATCGCAGACAGTTACGGTGCGATCTATATATCGGACACGGGGAACTCTCTTGTGAGAGTAGTGAACACAGCTGGCGTTATTTCAACTCTTGCAGGACAAACATCCTCTGGCCTTCCGATTCCAGTGGGAGTACCTGGATATGCAGGAGACGGAGAATTTTCTATATATGCGTCCGTTAGCGGAACCACCGGATTAGCACTAGACACTTACGGAAACCTGTTTGTATCCGACGCTGGAAACAACGTGATTCGCAAAATCAATACAAATAAAAGGATTTCAACGTACGCAGGAACCGGAGTAAAAACATACGGGGGCGACGGGTCTGTTCTTGCAATTGCATCGTTCAGCGCTCCAAGGTCTATTAGCATAGCACCCGATGGAACTTGGTATATCGCAGATACTGGAAACGTGCGCATACGAGCCGCTTCTCCTGGAACAGTCACCGTTTACTCTCCTCCTTGGTTCGCCCCGATTGCGTACAGAATACTACGGAGCAAGTATGATCCAGTCACGAGGTCCCTTCTCACATATTGCGAGTGCCCGTCTTTTGCAACTTTCGAGCCCGTTCCTCCTGGTCCTCCGAATAACTGCGTCGGGTTTGCAGACCTGAGAGGAGGGACGTCTACAGATTTCTACATAGAGTATGACAACACCTATGGCGGTAATGCAAGTTCAAATTGGGAGGAACCATCCGCCACGAGTGACAAATACGGCCTAAATCCAAGGCTGAGATTCGGCACCAATATTTTCTACGCTGGAACTGCAACAGATTACAGGGGTTAAAAAGTCGCGTTAATATAAATGCGTTTTCCTTGGTCCAAGAAAAAGGAGTTAACGAAGGAAGACGTGACACCGGATAGAGCCGATAAGACCGCATACGAGAACTTTTACAGCGAAGATTATCCGACATTTGAAGCTTGGTGGAAGGCTGTAGGACAAGCGGAGAAGTATAAGGGAATCATGGAGAGCAGGGCGGCGAAAGGGGGGCGCACGCGTAGGAATCGCAGGAAGAGACTTTCAAAGAGCAAGAAGCGTTCTCGTAAATGACGGGCTTACAAAAGTCCGCCTTTATGCTAGCATCCTGCGTTCCGTTCGCGAGCGTCCTTTGGTTCCATTACGGAGTGAAAAAGAACTAGAAAGTGGAGTGGAAGTCATCATCAAACGTCAACGAAGATGCTAGGGTGTGCGTGGTTTACGTAAAGGCTGAATTTCAAGTCCGGGAATATGATGCTCATATCGCGAACCATATCGTTCATGATATGATCTGCTGCTGCAAAGTTTAACACGGCACCTGGTATTTTGTAGATCAAGTAGTTTTTGCCACGATGGACGAAGGCTTCAATGACTTCATCATACATATCGCTAACCGCGTCTGCAAGAATCCGAATGCGGTTGTCGTTGATCCAGTTTACGCGCATTTGCATCAGCTGATTGAGGGATACGGGTTGAATCATGTTTAATAATCAGAATCTTCGTCGTCCACAATCCGTTTTTGATGAACGGTCGTCCACCAGTGTGGTTTGTTTTCTATGAAGACGACCCTGTATTCCGTATTCGGAACGCTCCTGTAAATTTTCTCGTATTTCTTCACCCTTTCTTTTGCGGCTTCCTTTGTCATTGCGTGATCCACGAGGGCGCTGGTTGTGAGTTTCGATGTAGAGAACGTGGTGTTCGTCGTGCACTCTACGTAAACGAGGTATTTGGCGGTGGGATAGGGCGAGTTCATCTTGGATTCGTGAAAAAGGTCTAGATGGATTTTGGAATCCGTTTTCGACGAATAGAATAATGAAGACACGAAAGAATTCGCCGGTTCGGTATTTCACCGGGTTGTCGGCAAAAAGGAAGACCCAACGCAAACGAGAGATCCAAAAGTTTGGCAGGATGTCGTGGAAGAATCCAAAAGCGTATGTGGGGTTCAAGACGGACAAGGGAGTGAAAACTAGGAAATCCAATTACACTTTGAAATGGAAGAGGAAGTTTCCGAATGCGAACTCGTTGACTCAGAAAGCGAAAGCGAGTGGGGTTCCGCTGAGCGCAATCAGGAAATCGTATAATCGTGGAATGGCGGCGTGGCGAACGGGACACAGACCGGGGGCAACGGAGCAACAGTGGGGGTATGCTCGGGTGCACTCGTTTTTGATGTGCGGAAAAACCTATCATACGACGGATGCAGATTTAGCGAAGGACGCGAAACAGAAGTCCGCGAAAGCACGAAAGTGGTGGAAGAGTGTTTGTTGAAAAAGATCTAGGTGTTGTTTTTTACTTGGTCCGGCACTCGCGGCACAAGCGCCACGCCGAATCAATTTCTTTGGCACACTCCGCGCAGTAAGTCACGTATAACATCCTCAGTCCCTCTCGAATGCTATCAATCATCTCAGGAGTCGTCGGGCCAATCATGAGAACCATCATGGGCTTATCATTGCCGCATCGGTCCGAATACTTCACGAACATCTTGTCCGAATCAAAGCTTGTGTAATCCCGAGGAATACAGTCTGGCGGAAGATTGCATTGGCACCTCTCCACGTATTCCTCTACTGCCTTGTCCGCAGAGACATATAGCGAATCGTATATCTCTTGGTTCTCAAACACCAAAATCTGATAGGAGTCCATCTTTGCCGTATGTGACACTTATATTTTTGAATCCGTTTTCGATAGTCACTGCAGATCCTTGGTGGGAATGGACGCAGACCAAGCGAATAGCCACAAACCTGACGCCTCGCACTTCTGGCGCATCTTTTCGGTGAGCTTGGACTTATCGTTTCCAGCATACTTGTCGTTCAGCGCATACAGCCGACTCATGAGTTCTCCAACGGGAACCACGAGTTCCTTCTGGAGTCGCATGAATTCGTCCGTCAGCTTGTCCCTGTTATAATTCGGTCTCTGTGGGCGACCAGAGGTGGACTCCATGGACGCATACTTCTTGCGGAATTCGGCAACTGCATCTTCCAGCTCTACGCGGAGAGTCGCAGGAGTCTCGGCAACATACAGGTCGGGGACGCACACAGATTTATTGAGACGGCGGAACTCGTGCGTGACGGTTTCGTTGGTGGCGTCCCAAACGATATCCGCAAACACGGGGATATCCAGTCCGTCAAGGGCAATACGGCGGTGATTACCTTCAAAGCACACGAGACCTTCGCCCTGAATGTAGGCAAGATTCAGACATCCGTCCATGCGTCCGAACTGCTTCATCCACTCATGAATCTCGGGAATCCTGGTAATGTCTGGAGGACGATTGTACTTCCAGGGCTTCACGTCCAGACTCTTGAACTTTTCCATGGGAATGGCATACACATTTGTGAAAAGCACCCGAAACGGAGCAAGGTAATGCTGGATTGCGGCAGACATCTTGGTTCTTACTTCTCACTTTGGGGTAAACCGAATTCGTTTTGGGTCTAATCGGCAAATATGTGCCGAATATCCCGAGGTTTATCGGCATACTCTTTCTTCAAGTCGTCGTATCTGAAATGGAAGCAGTCAATACAAACTCGGTAGTCAGTTCCACGAGACCAAACAGGTCTATAGCTTTCACTTTCGCAATTGATACACGGTTCGGAATCATACTCTGGAAGCCGAGATACCCACCACTCACACTGCTTTGCGATTCGGTTGTTCTCTTCCTCTTTCATCTTTCTAAAAGGTTCATACTCCTGCCAAAAATTACACTTTTCAGGCACTATTAGTCCGCTATAAAACTCCTCCCAGTTATTGACTTTGGAAAGAGGACATGTAAAGTAAATCTTTGATTTGTCGTTTTTGATATTTACTTCACACGGATATCCGCAATGGCATAATGGTCTGTCCTTCACATAATCCCTGCCTCTTCCATTACAAAAATTTCGGCATTTGGTTTCTGTCGTGTAACATCCGCCCCTTACATTCATTCCATTTTCAGAAAGATATATTTCTGATATTACATTCTCAAGTTTTAAAGCAGTATCCTTATCTTCCATTCCCCAGTAATGAACCAATCTCCAACAACTATCCTTGTATTCAATAAACGACGAGTTGTTTCCGACACTGTAAAGTCCAATAATCTTATTGTAGTTTCCAGTGCGCGTATTTGCTCCGCCCCGTCCGGTTTGGTGTTCCGACCACCGACGATATAGACGAGTAGTTTCTCCAACGTATATATCGCCACCTGTAGATTCTAAGACGTAGACCCAATGCATTAATTGCTACTAAACTGAGTCGGTGAAAGTGAAAAAGTTCTAGGAAGTTGTTGTCTCGTAGTTCAAATATCGTATCCCTTCACGTGTGTCCTCGCATAACAGTCTGGAGAATAGTGGCCTGCCCTTCCGCACTTGTAGCATGCGCCGGTCGTCTTCTTTGGTCTACAGCATTTTGCGTGAGATTCGGCTTCGGACTTGATGTCAAACGCTTCATCGCACTTAGTACACCTCCAAGTGACATTTTTACAAGACCTAGTGTGAAGCATAAGACCATACTTTGACCCAAAGCTCTTATCGCATCTCTCGCATTCAAACATATTAACCTCGGCTTCACTGCTTTCCTCGTCCACAACTTTGGAATAGCACTTACTGGCGAAATGTCCAGACTTCCCGCACTTCATACACTTATCAGACGCACCCCATAGTTCCTTCTGTAGCAGGTTCAGGGTTACTGCGTCAAGCACCATTTGCGAATACGAACCGCCACGAACATTATCGGGTCCGTATTTCAGCATATACTCTTTGACAACCTTGTCCTCCTCGAAAGGACTAACATCGGACACGATTTTGTTCATTTTGATAGGTTTATACTTCTTGGTCCACGCAGACCCACTTCCATCCTTATGTTGCTCGTATCTCTTCATAACATCTGCACTCTTCCCGACGTAATACTTGCCCTGTTGGCATTCCAGAACGTAAATATTCGTTAGAGACATCTTGCTTTGATGCTTCTCATTTTGCGAGTAAACCGAATTCGTTTTTATCGGAAGGGTATAATGCCAACCAAAAAAGGCGGATCAGCAAACGAAGTCGCGCTTCTAGAAACCCTGAAACCTTGGCTCCTGCGTATATTCGCGTCGCACCGGCCGTCCGAATACATCGCCGTGCCGTTCACGAACGGACTGTTCCTACATTTGCGCGTTCAGTTCAAGGGGGCCGCCCTGTCCGACATGGATATCGCCGTATCGAAGCGCCCCGAACCTCCGAGAGACATAGAAAGGGACTGTTGGTTGGGCGTTCATCGAAACACTCTTGCGCAGAGCGTCAAACCGTGGGGGGATTACGCGCAACGAGAGATTGCCGGGAAGGGCATCAACGTGGTTGCTGACTTTAATTTTGCGATGAGTTGTGTTGCGTATCAGGGCAAGCGGTTCACAAATTTCCTGTTCGTCGTGTTCTTTTACGTCCTCAAACTGCACGCACAGGAGACGGGGCGCACCGATTACGTCATTGCCGCGGACGATGCGTCCGTGTCCAACGGGGTTCCATTACAGGAAGTTGCTGTCAAGAAGGTCTTGGACTCGAAAATGAGTTTGGGTGCGATCATGAAGACGCCGCTCATGTATTACGAGCGCTTCGGGTTCGTGTATCCCGAGAAGAAGGAGTTCTTTGAGAAATTGCTGACAACGGGAACGATGGAGGACCTAACGCGATACTATCTGGATCTGAAGACGCTGTCGCTCTCCGAGATTCTGAAGGTCGCGGAGGAACTCCAGTTCAAGTGAAAAAGGATCTAGAATGTTGGTGTTTTTTGTGTTTATGACCAGTCTATCAGTATGTAGGCTCCGCGCCGCGTCTCTGTCGGCATTACGCTCATGATTGTGGAGTCAGGATACATGCTCGTCAAGTTTATTTTTAAAATGCTGAGAACCATTGCCATCTCGTCTTCAGGAAGGGGTTTGAAGATAGACATGTTTTTTCGGAACAGGATCGCAGACGCCAGCGCGAAGTCGTCCGGGTTCCTGGTGTTGATCGGAACCTTCAAACTCGTGCGGCAAGACGATGCTGAAGTCAGAACTTCCTTGTGGACTCTCTGAATGAACTTGTCAACCTCCATCTGCCGCCTCTCCTCGTAAATCTTCATCGGAAGCAACTGCAAATCTTCTCGGGTCATTGGTGATGCCATTTTAGTAATTGCCTTTCCTTGCCACGTCTTCCAGAATACGTTTTCGACGAAAAAGGTCTAGGAAGTTTGGTTGTTTTTACTTGTTCGTGCACTCGGGGCACATCGGACTCTCGACATCGTCACATTCGTCAAGTGGTTCATTACAATTAGAACACATCTCTTGGAACTTACAATCAAATTTGCCAAACACCTCCCGCAGTTCGCACCGTGAAGTGTTTTGCCACTCGATAAGTTTATATGCCATATCGTTAAATACTTTCTCTTTAGCGTCTTCGTCAATACACATAGTGGAATGTGATAGAAACAGGAAGAGTGTATTAAGATCCCAGTCTAACTTAGACGTCATTTTTTTGCGTATACTCTTCCATCCTCAGACTTCTCAAATCCATTTTCGACGAAGTGAAAAAGGTCTGGGAAGTTGGGTTGTTTTTTTACATTGTCAGTTCCTTGATGTAGGTCCCGAACTTCATGACTTCGTTGAAGGCGACGAGCACGCCGTCCTTGTCGTCCAAGATCCTGAACTCCTTCTCCATCCTGGCGACCTCCCAATCGGGATCATCCTCAGACGTCTTCCGCCAATTCTCGTTGTAGTTGGTCACGAACACCTTCACTGCCGCCACGGCCTCGTCAAACGAGGTGAATGCCTGCTTCCAAATCGTCTCGCCATCGTAAATCACAAAGATCTTCATTTCTTCTTAGTTTCTGGTATACTATTTCCTACTACGAGCTCCAGAATCCATTTTCGACGGTCAGTCCATAAACTTGCCTGAATACCTAAACCTTTCGCAGCATTCGTCAATATGGTAATCGACGCAGCAGTGTGGGCTGGAGTGAACAAGGGTTCCCTCCACAGGAGTGCACGGAACGGGAGGGCCATAGTAGTAATTATACCCCTCGGCTTCCACGAACAAAGCCCCGTAACTAGTCAGCTTACAGAATAGCCCGATTGGAGGAGTATTCACTAGCTTGTTCAGAGTCATAACGGGACCCCACGTGGTGAGAGTCCCGTCGGGTGCAAGTCGCTGGATGGTTTCGTCAGTAAACCATCGGTACACGTTACCGTCGGCGCCATTCACTTGCACTTCAAACTCTTGACAACAGGGCATCATAGCAGGAGCATAGACAGGCCTCGCCTCAATCGTATGGAACACTAGTTGATCGGCATAGTTGAAACTGACGGACGCGGTCTGCTTTCGTGTGAACGCCATGGAATTACTGTTTCTGAATGAAGGTAAAAAATCCGTTTTGTATAAAGAATGGTCCGAGAATTGTGGCGGGCGGACGATTTTCATACAGCAATCGGAACTACAGGTTCGGATGCATACGCTGGAGCACCTATGAAGTATTTCGCTACTGAGAAAGAGGAGATTCAGTCGTATGTGAGGACCAAAAAAAGCCCCTTTCAAAAGAGGTGGGAAGTTACGGGCGATCTCAATCTTCTGGACATTCTGAATCCTACGAAGCGTGAAGAACTTTACGTTGGAGCGCCTTCGGATGTTAAGGCATCGCTGGATATAGCGTTTCCGAAAGATAGCAGCGGAAAACCGTATCGGGTTTCTAAGCCAGAAACTACAAACCACGACTATGCCGTTCTATCGTATATTTGCGAAAAGGGGTATGACGGCTACTACATGGCAAAACAGGAACAAAATCTTAACATTGAGGAGTTCCACAGCGAAGTGGGTCTGTGTGGGTCTGCTCTGAGTAAACTTACGTTGGCGGAAGAATTGAAGGAAACCGCACAAGGCATAGAGAAAAAGCGGAGGCGAACCGATTATCCAGACAGTCCTCCCGGAAGCCCTGTGAGGAAAGGACCTTTATTTGGAGGTAGAAAGAAGAAGAATACGCGCCGAAAGAAGAAGTTTAGTAAGACTCGGCGGAGAGCAAGGAATGGAGGCTTACTTTCCGTTTAAGGAACGAGTCGTGTATTCCGATCTTATTTTGACTCCCGAAGGGCTGTATAGCGTGACGAAACGAATAGACGGAGAAAGACTGATTGCTTTCTTGAACGGAATGATTCCCGATATTCGCAAGCAGACGATAACGGACGCGACGGCATGTGTCGGCGGCGACACGCTTCTGTTCAGTCTTCATTTCAAAAAGGTGGAGAGCATTGAATGGAAGCGACACAATATGGCGGCGCTTCAAAACAACGTGGAAGTATTCGGGGCTGGAAACGTGGTGTTGCACGAGGGCGACGCAACCCGTGTTTTCAATTGGAAGACGGACGTTTTGTATGTGGATCCGCCATGGGGAGGACCGGACTATCGTAAACTACAAAATTTGGAGCTTTTCATCGGGTCTTACCGTTTGGACAAATGGATTGAAGAGATTCTGAAACGGACCGATAGGCCAAAAACTGTAGTGCTGAAGCTTCCTCGCAACTACAATTTCGCGAGGCTCAATTTTCTGCCGAACGTGGAATCCTCCCATTTTTACCGCATTCGGAACTTTGTGGTTGTTCTGCTACGAGTCTCCCATTAGGGGCTTGCCTGTAAAATAGAGGTGGTTGGAAGGAAGAGAAGCTTGTAGGCCCCATTTCCAGGCCAAATAGCCCTCAATTTGCTGTCGCTGGGTCGTTGAAATTGCATTATTGATTATGATGAATTCGCAAAAATGTCCAAACCATGAAAACGGGTTGCCGCCTAAGCCCCCAATGCCCAATTGTCCGGTGAGAGTCGCCCCAGATATACCGACTGTGCTAGAGGGAGATACCGTTGTTCCAGCACCGTTCACGCCACCATTTTGATATAGGAGCGTGCTAAAACGTCCAGTAGCCATAGTAATTATCTGGTTCGTCCTGGAACTTAAGGCTGGAGTACCGGTCGCAAAAGCGCTGTTTACACCTGAAGACACTATTAGACTACCTGAATTTGCGTATAAATACGTTTGATTACCTGATGGTGCGATCCAAAAAACAGCCCGTACCTCGTTCGCCGCATCCGTGTTTTGAAACACGGCAAAGATGGTAGCTGGCATATTCAAAGTAAAGTCACTACCTGTCTGTCCAATCCTATCAGTTGTTGACGCACCTTCTCTAAATACGGAAGGGAGAGAACCGTTGAATGTTTTTACGTATTGGAAAGCGGTCAATGAGCTGGGTGTAAGGACACGAGCGCTAGGCGATTTATCTCTCCATCGGGTCAAGTTGGATCCGCTCAGGGTAATCGTAGATATATCAAACGCATCCAGCCACATAACAAGACCATCAATACCCGACGGGGTAAAGATCGGAAGAGGTGGAGGTCGTATGCCAAAAAATTGGGTAATCAGAGAGTATTGCCCCGACGTAACACCTCTTGGAATATTGGAAACTATACTATGTCGGCTAGCTGCAGGTAATAGGGTGGACGTATCATTAGAGTTTAATGCTGCGTCGGCTTTCATCCGAATTAACCTGGTTATATCGGAAGGCGACAATCGAGATTTGGATCCCATTTGTTAAACAATTATAATAAATTTAACTGATCGGAACCGGGTCAAACTCAACCCTCTTTTGCTGCATTCGGAACGATGCGTTCTTGAGTTCCGTGGAAGACTCAGACATTGGAGTGTGGTTGAATATGATTTGGGGAGTTAGATGGACGCTCCGGCGGATCTTGTTGCGCTTTTTTGTGGTGTACAACAATCCTCCTATGATAGACGTGAGAAACACGCCGAGAACGATGCCCATGCTTCCGTATCCGAGGGCATTCACGTCCGTAGAAACACGTGATCCTCCAACAACAACTGCCGGACTTTTGCTCGGAGACCCACTTGGAGTCTGCGAGGCAGAAGAAGTTTCTGAGTAACTTTCAGACATGGACGGGGTTTCGTCCACACTTGGCGTGACGGATTCCGATGAACGCATGGTGAACGAGTTCGAGAACGAGGGGTCGGGGGATGCCGACGCTGACGCGGTCATGGTTTGGGAGGAGCTGAACGAAATAGACGGCGACTGGGTGCATGTTGCGGATCCGGAGGAACTCATTGTGGAACTCGGCGAGCCTTCAGGGGACATTGACGCACTCGCAGAAGGAGACGCGGTGATTGAAGAGGACCAAGAAGGACCGGGAGATGGGGACATGGTGCTTGACCAGGAAGGCTGAGACGTGAACGAACCGGAAGAGGAGGGACGCATGGACGGCGTGTTGGAACGGCTGCTTGCGCCAGAAGACCCTGTATCGTAGTTCCACGTGAGAGTGTAGAATCCCGAACTCATTCCGTATCCTGCCACGATAACGGCGTAGGATGCGCCAGGAGTCCCTGGGAACGAAACGCGGGACTGAGTTCCCGAGCCACATCTCTGAGCGTCGTCGTTTGCGAATGCGCACGTGAACATGGACGAGTTTGTTGGGCATCGCATTCCCTGTGGCAGAGGCGTGGAAACGATGAGCTGGGTGTCCCAAGTAGTTCCATTACATGTGTCGAGAGTCAAGGTTCCGCCGAAAGGGGCGTTCATGGGGAGAGACACGACAACGAGGCTCTCCCCTCCTGCTGAATTATACGATGCGCCATTACAGGATCCGCCGAACCCAATATTAGATCCGGTTGTTGTTCCCCTCCAGCTTCCAGAAAGAGCGCGAGGGGGGTTGATACATTCAGAAGGCGGCCGCCCCGTCATTGTTTGCGCGAACGCAGTTGCGAGCAAAAGCATGAACCACTTCATTTTTCTTATCTACCTACTGTGATGAAAATCCTTAAAAATCCGTTTTTAATCAAGACAGAACCCCGAGAATCCCTTCATGTAATTTGCAGATTTTCCTTTGAGCTGTATATTCTGGATGCGCTCCAATTCTCGCTGTAAAGAAGGGCTGTGCTCCTTCTTGGGACGCTTGGAGTGAGGGACGTAGGAGTAAATGATTCCGAGCACGTAATCAGGTAACTCATCCTCAATCGGTCCAGGAAGTTTCGGGCGCATCCTACCCCTCGGCACCAAAATTTTCTTATCGGCGTTTGAAAGTGAAAAACGGAACGAGGAAAAGGATCAGCAAAACGGTAAGGATTGCGATGTCGACTCCACGAACTATTTTTTGATACTTTACGGGGAGTTCATCATAGGCGTCCGAATACTCCTTGGGCTTGAAAGGTTTGGAAAGCCAGCCAAGCATAGTGGGTTTCAATCGGTCATTACAGTCGTAAATTACGTCATACCATGCTAAAAGCACGTAAGCAAGAGTGGCGAGGAAGAATGCCATGACGATGCGGTGGAATAGGGCGACGGGGTGGGGCATCCAGTAGGTAGCAAGGACAAATCCGGAGAAGACGAGGCACTTTTCGTTGAGGTAAAGAGGCGTTCCGAAAAGACCGCCGCCCATTTTGTGTTATACCATCAAAAACGAAATTACTTCAATCCGGCGATAGAATGTAAGAATGGAGAAGTTATTTGAGACCCTGAAGTATGACTCGGAGTTCCGAGTGGATGTAGTCATGTTTCTTCGCAAGACTCTGCAGACCACTCACGTGAATTACGAGCAGTTGCGACTCAACCCATTCCCGCACCGACTTGCTGAACCCAACGAACTCCTTCTCAGGTTCGGAGACATGCAGTTCACATGTAAGATTTTGGGACCTGGAAATTACGAGTTCACTTAGTGTAAATAATGTAGGTCAGCGCATATGCTCCCAACAAACCTAAAAACGAAACATTCTGCTTTTTCATAGTGGCGAATTGCTGGGCAAGCAGGACGGTGGAAGCCACCATCAACGAATCGTATGCCACAATCTTCCAAGAATTCTCGGTTGCGTATTCTTTGAACAGGTCTATGATCTGGTTATGACCGCGAGGCGTCGGAACTATGACGAACATGTAGAACAGAATGTCGTGCACAATCTGGACGGCTACAGCCGAATACACGAGAGAATACTGAGGGAAAAACATTTTTGCAAGTAAGATGCCGAGAACGATTATTAAGCAGTCGGAAATCACAGCAAGGATTCCGAAGTGTTCGTACCATTTGTCGAGGGATTTTCCGAGTCCGAGAAGTTTGTGGAGAGCGATTGTTGCGAAGTCCACCCATACCACCGCCGCTGCAATGTCCTGTAGCATTTACTAATAGACAAGCAATTCCAAATGCAGTAAAGGATGAACGGTCCGAACGCGAATCCGAGCAAGATCCATAAATACGTCGGGTTTGGAATCATTTCAGACCTTGATTAGTTTGTCGGAGACGACCTTAGGGTTCTGCTTCTCAATCGCCCCCTTTCCGTTTTTACGGAAATCGTAGCCGCACGAATGATCTTCTGGCATTCTGTGCGTCAGGCAGAATGTGTTGTCGCACGAGCACTTGTAGGAAACAAGCGTCTTCTTTCGGCACTCCTTTAGAAAGCATCTCGGCACGCTTGGTCTTTCCATAACATATCTTGTGTTTCTAAATGAGATTGGAGCCTCTTCAATTCGTTTTCGGCTTGGGAAACCTTGGCCCTTGCCTTTGCAACCGCCGGAGTATCGTTCTCACGGTTCCCCCGCATTCCCGGTGGGACGTAGGCCTGCGTTCTCCTCGCAGTTTTAGAAGCGTTCTCAAACGCCTTCTTGCAGTCCTCCAACTCAACCCTTGCTTCTGCGAGACACGAGTCAATTTCTCCAAACGGTCTAGGCGGAGCTTGAAACGTTTCCTTGTGCTTTTTCAGTTTAATCAGAAGGTCGCGTCTGACCTCATTCATCTTGTCGTTCCATTCCTCTTCCGACATATCGCGGACCTTTACACGCAGGAACCTTTCAGGGATTTCGGGTTCGTGGAGTGCCCAACGAACGTTCGCAGGATAGTCGTTCCTCCGCTCAAACACTTGGTAATATACCTCTTCGGGAAGCTCCCGAATCATGTCGTGAAGATGTTCCATGTCCGGAAACCAGTTTCGCTTCAACAGAAAGTCTGCGTCTTCAAACGTGTGATCACAGCTGACGCTCATTCGGACGCAATTGAAACTTGTGGAGAGATAATATGGTAAATATATCGGCTCCAGAACTGAAGGAGACGAATGTGCAGGAGCTTCCGAATCCTGGAGGCGATACATCTTTGCTGTGGAATATGAGGTCAGAAGCATGTTCCGCCGAATCATCCGTTTTTAAGCTACAACCCCATCAACGATTTCTTCGGCGTGTTCTGAGCCCAGACGCACCTACACAGAGTTTGCTGATGGTTCACGGCACAGGGACGGGAAAAACGTGCACTGCAATTCAAATCGCCGAAGAATTTATTGTGCGTCCAGAATTCCAGAACAAGACAGTGTTTGTGCTTGCAAGCCAGTCGGTTCAAGAAAACTTCCGCAATCAGATATTTGACGTGTCAAGTGTTGAGATGGATTCGCAGGGAGAACTTCTGTCCAAGCAGTGCACCGGTCGTCGCTACCTGGACATTTTACAGAGAATGAAATCCCAGCCTCTGAAATGGTCGGACCAAGCCGGACGAGAGAAAATCATGAAGAGTGCCTCCAAAATCATTGACGAATTCTACGAGTTCTGGGGATACGTCGAGTTCGGAAACGAGCTGGCAAAACAGAATGCAGACAACGACACGCGCGATTTAGAGGCGTGGATTCACAAGACGTTTGACAACCGGTTGGTGATTATAGACGAGGCGCATAATTTGCGAGAAACCCGCGAATCTTCGGCGTCCGAAAAGATCGTCAGTGCGGCAATCACGAAAATAGCCAAAATCGCAAGAGGAATGACGCTGGTGCTTCTTACCGCCACGCCAATGTACGACTCTTTTGAAGAGATTCTTTTTTACTTCAACCTCTTTCTGTGGAACGAGAAGATCCACAAGACGAACGCCGACGTTCTGAAAGTGTCTGCGTTCTTTACGAAGGACGGAGACGTAGCAGAGACAAAAAAGTCAGATTTCAAGAAGCTGTGCAATCGCTACGTTTCCTACATAAAGGGCGAGAACCCTTTCACGTTCCCATTTCGGCTGAATCCGCCCGACGATCTGATTGCGAAACGCGATAGGACGCACGATATGGAGGGAAATCGGATAATTTCGCCGATAAAGTATTTGACGCTCACACGGTGTCCGATGGCTGCCTATCAGTCCGAAATCGTGAGGACTTTAAGTCGGTCAACTACCGTGAAAGAATACAGAACTATATGCACTCTCCCCGGAAACGGAGACCTCGGAGATGTTATGTCTCTTCAGGGGGAGCAGTATAGATACCGAGGAGTTCCCTTCCTTTCGCCGAAGAACATTTCCACGTATAGCGCCAAGTTTTCTACCGTATTGAAGTGTATTGCAGAATCCAAGGGGATTGTGTTCGTATACTCCAACCGAGTCAAGATGGGCGCAAAGCTGTTTGCAATGTGCTTGGAGGAGCACGGATTCTCACCTGCGATCGGAGATCCCTTGATGGCGGAAACGTCGGGAGAGGTTCAGCGGGGGGCGTCGGGGACATATGCTCTTTTCACGTCGGAAACGACGGAGGCGGATATAAAGAACACGCTCCTTCGGATGAAGCGCAAGGATAACATGGACGGTTCAAAAATCAGGGTGGTCATCACGTCTCCAAAAGTATCGGAAGGCGTTGATTTTCGCTATGTTCGTCAAGTTCACGTCTTGGATCCGTGGTACAACATGAGCAGATTGGAGCAGGTGATTGGACGAGGAATGCGCACATGTTCTCATGCGAGCCTTCTTCCAAAGGAACAGAATTGCACAGTTTACCTTCACGTCAACAGGCATCCTGCGGACACCCAGGAGACCCACGACGAGTATGTGTATCGCGAGTTCGTTGAAAAGAAGGCGATCGGAATGGCGAAGGTGAAGCAGATCATAATGGGCTCTGCGATGGATTGCACGCTAGAGGCGTCCGTCAACACTCTCCCTCCAGAGTGGCAGGAATTGGTGATTGAGCAGGAACGGTCCCAGCGATCCGAGATTGTGAAAAAGAAGCTCAAAGAACTCACGGCTCCTGTATTTCTGGACAATCCCACGTTTCAGTGCGATCCTGTTGTTGACGACGGAGAATACCATGAACGCCCGCTCTCTGCAATGCTGGACGTGAAGGACGAGATCGTTGAAAAGCTGAACAAGATGTTCCGAGACAAGCCGGTGTGGACGCAGACGGATTTATACGCAGCCATGTCGCCGTACGAAGAATCGCTCGTCAAATACATTTTACAAAACGCAGTATCGCAAGGAACGAAAGTTTCGGGTCCAAACGGACGACCAGGAAAATTGGAGATAAAGAAGGATATTGTTGCCTTCTCGCCTGATGAAAACTCTACGCTCGTAGAACGCCTCATACCCGTGGAAGAGCAGACGCAGACGGTTGAAATCCCACAAGCTCCTCTGCCCGTTCCTGCTCCGGTTCAAGAAGTCCCAGTCGGAACAGTCTATGAAGGAATCCGATCAAAAGTTGAGCTTGCGGAGTCGTACAATATATTCGGAGAACCGCCGAGCAAGGACGCGTGGAGCAAGTTCTGGGAGCAGTTTTCCTACGAGATCCGAGAATGGTTTTACGTTGACCACAAGTTGACTGGCGAAGAACGGATTCAGCACATTTTGAACACTCTGAACTCTGGCGTCGTTCCTTTTTACTTGGAAAGACTGGTTGTGAACGGTCCTCGCAAGTTCTACGTTCTCGGATCCAACGAGTTCTACACTCCCGACAAGCAAAAGTTCGTTCCGATCGGAGCGGATCTGGACGCATACAGAATGTGGGTGAATCAGTTGAAGCAGAGATTCGTGGCTGGAAAGGACGACTACTTTGCAGCGATGAAGGGAGATTCGTTCGTGTTCAATGTGGACGAGAAGAAGGTTCCTGCGGAAAGAGCGGCACGAACTAAGAACATTGGTGGCCGAACGTGTAGTTTCTTTGACGAGCCGGTGATTCGGTCGTTTGCAAAGGACGTGTTCGGAACCGACTTTCCGCCTGAGAAGATTACGGTGAACGGAAAGGTCAAGACAAACCCGGATAGTCCAAACAAGAAAGGAAAGTGTGCGTGGCTAGACCTTATTGTCCGAAAGGCGATAATGGATAAGAAGCCCGGCGTTTCATGGTATACTCCTGAGGAATTTGCAGTTCTCAGCGAAGAGGCGAATCGCAAGGACGTTTTGGCGCGAATGAAAAGTTAAACGGTGATAGAAACGGATTTAAAATTTGTGGAACAAAGATAACCAAAGATGGAGTCCTTGTTTGAACGCAGAGAGCTTTCAAAAAAGGTGAACGTCCACGCCAAATTCATTCAGAACAATATCCAGAGTTCTCTTCTTGGTCAGTTGAAGATAAAGTTCCAGGGCAGGTGTTTGGCGGAAGGGTATCTCCAAAGGGACAGCATTACTATCGTCAAATACTCAATCGGTCGTTGCAATTACTTGAAGGGCGGAGTGGATTACGATGTGACGTTTCAAGCGGACATTTGCTTGCCGCATGCTGGACAAGTGTTCAAGGCCCCGGTCTCCCTCCGAAGCAAGATTGGAATCCATGCGGAACTTGAGCCTTTGCGTGTTCTCATTCCGCGAGACCTTCACGTAGGCAACGAGGCATTTGACAAGGTGGAGGTCGGAGACCAGGTGGAGTTTGAGGTTGTGGGGACGCAGTTCAAGCAGGGCGACGAAGACATTATTGTGATTGGAAAACTTATCAAGAACGAAGAGGCCGAGCCGGAAGTTCTGGGCGTAATAGAAAAGCAACCCGAAGCTCCACCTCCGCCTTCCTCATCTGGATCCGACGAGAAACAGGTGGTGGTCGTTCCTACAATCGGGAGCGAGAAGCCTAAGCGTAGAAGACTTAAACAAGAGACCGCTCCTAAAGAGTAAATGAGCGAGTTCTCACGTTCCAAGAAGGAGTGGATGAAGGAACGTTTGGATGAGATGGACGCAAACGAGCACGCCCAAATTTTTTCAATTGTCCGTAAGTATACTGACCAAGGAACGAGAACGCAAACCGGAATTCTAGTCTCCACCGAGTTCATGAACGACGAGTGCTTGAAGGAGATCGATAACTATATCCAGTTCCTCTCGGACCAGAGAAAGAGGATGGATGAGGATACAAAAGCCCGTAAAACATATGAAAGAATGATACAGTGAAAACGGAAAGGGTTTAATCTAAGTTAGAAATAACAGGAATGGAGGGATTTATCACTCCCGGAAACCTCCGTTTTATAGAGGAGTTTATCCGCATAGCAAAACGGGATCCGAAAGTAGAGTTCGAATGTAAACTACTTTCTGACCAGATTCAGACGAAGGATGTCGCGGACAGACTTATGCGAACGTGCGAGCGCATATCCGTTGAGACAAAGGATCAAGAACCCTACATGAACGTGTCTTACAAGGACCGGACGCGTGTCACAGTTCGCGGGGCTACCTCGGTCCACAAGGTTTGCATGTCCAACTCCTTCAAGGGGATTGAGAACTTGACGGTGGAGAGGAAGGAGCCGTATGGGGGTATGGACACCATAAACGCATCTGAGATCGGTGCTCGGTTCACTCTTCGCAAAGAGACGTACATCCGCAAGGACACGGACGCAAAGGCCAACGATCCATCTGCAAACATCCGCATAATTACACGCCGATCATACACGTCCAAGAGCGGCCTTTTCCAAATTGATATGTCAATGGTCAAGTCCCGCAAAAAGACTCCGCAACTCGTGAGAGATATTCTGAAGGAGCAGCACAGCTACGAGCTCGAAATTGAGTTCGTGCGGAGAGACACGAAACTGGAAGAGTCGGCGATAGTTTCGGATTTGCTTGGAATGATTGAGGAGATTTACAAGTCGTTTTACCAGACGCAGTTCCTTCTTTCCGAATCCGACATGCAGCGATACAAGGAAGAGTTTGAAAAGTCGGGGAACAAGTTCTACAACTTGGTGACGCTGGAGAGACGGCACATTCGTGAAGACGTCCCGCACAATATCCTACAGGGATACACGGTCACCAACAAAGCCGACGGAGAACGGTGCGGACTCTACGTGTCCAAAGATCGCAAGCTTCTCCGCATCATCTCCAACACTGGTCAGGTGACGTGGACTGGATACACTGCGAAATCACAGGCTCATTTCGGGGATTTCGTGGATGGCGAGTATATTTCCGGTCCAAACCTGTTCTGTATCTTTGACGTGTATCATTACCGAGGCAACGACACCAAGAACCTTCCGCTCATGCTTGAGAGCGACGACAAGACCATGAAGACTCCTACAGCGTCAAGACTTGGATGCGGGCGTCTGTTCGTCTCCGATTTGGAAAAGGACTTCACGGTTGCGCCGACATCGTCGCCTATCCGGATTGAGACCAAGTTGTTCTATTCTGGCGACGATATGGCGATGGAAACGTCCATTCGGGACATGTTGGCAATGGAGTTTGAATATGAAACGGACGGTCTTATCTTTACGCCGCGACTGTCCCGTGTTGCGCCGCCGGAAGACAGATTAAAGAACACGTGGCTGAGGGTTTACAAATGGAAGCCTGCGTCTCAAAACAGCATAGATTTCCTGCTGCGATTCGCAGGAGAAAGTTCGTTTGATGCAGTTCTGATGCAGCATGTGAAGGAGGGTCAGCTGTTTGTGTCCAGATCGGCAGGAGACATCATTCTTTACCCGCGAGCCACGATTACTGGGGAATACGTTGCGCCAGAAATTCCAGAGGATTTGCGAAAGATGACTGAAAACAAGGACCGCGTTCCTTCGCTGTTTCAACCAACGTCTCCGCCGGATCCAGAGGCTTACCGGATCTACCTTCCGCTGAACGACCGCAATGTTCCGGTTGACAAAGAAGGAATCAAGCTGGAAAGCAACACGATCGTAGAGTGCGCTTACGATACCGACGCGAACCGATGGGTTGTTATGCGAACCCGTTACGACAAGACGTATCAATACAGAGTGTTGAAGGCGCAGCAATACGGAAACGATATTCGCACCGCCAATTCCGTTTGGTCATCCATCCACGTTCCTGTGACAAAGGACATGATTTCAAACATAGTGAGTGCGCCGATTCAAGACACGGTTGACAGCGACATGTATTACAGGGACGACCTGAAGCGCAACAAGCGAGTGTTCGCAGACGTCTACAACTTCCACCTTCAAATCAAGGAGAAGCTTTACAGAGATAACGTTGAACCTGAAGATGCGTTGCTGGAACTTGCGTCTGGAAACGGAGGAGACTTGCCGAGATGGATTATGACGAAACCGTCAAAAGTCGTTGCAATGGATTTGTCGCTGAGCAACATAACTTCGCCCACAAAGGGTGCTGCAGTTCGGTACATTGAAAAGGTGAAGTCCAGCAAGAAGGGAAGTGTTCCGCCGGTGCTATTCGTTCAAGGAAACATGACGACGCATCCCCTGCTGGACCAAGACGACACGTACTTGAAAATCCTGAAAGGCGAAGCGACTGGCAGCACGCCATACCTGAAACAGTTTGAAGGGCTGAAGCAATTTGAGGCGGTTTCGTGTCAGTTTGCGCTTCACTATGCGTGTGAGTCAGAGGACACATTCAAAGCCTTCGCTAAAAACATCAAGGATACGTGCAAGAGCAGATTCTTTGGAACGTGTTCGGACGGAAAGCAGATCTACACGATGCTCTTCGACAAGCAGACGCACTCGTTCGGGATGCGGGATCCAAAGACTGGGACGTACGCAGAGGCAGGCAAATACACCAAGGAATACACACAGTCTGGGAGCTGGGAATACGATGCAAAATTCGGAATGCCGGTGAATGTTATGCTGGAAAGCTTTGAGCAGCCGCAGACTGAGTATTTGGTTCCGTTTGAGCGCGTCGTGGAGATTATGGAAACAGTGGGGTTTGCGCTTGAAGACACTTCCCTGTTTGAGACCGAATATTCCAACCAGAATTCAGTAACGCTGAACGAACAGCAGCAGTCGTTCTCGTTTCTCAACCGGACGTTTGTCTTTCGCAGAACGGGGAAAATGGAGGAGGATGAGGAGGATGACGGTCTTCCGACCTACGTGCCCACGAGCGCAAAGACAATAGAGCTTCTCTATCCTGAACCGAAAAAGGAAGAACCTCCGCCTGCCGAAGAGCCGAAGAAAGCGGAAGAACCTGCGCCTCCTCCTGCGCCTGCCGAAGAGCCCAAGAAAGCGGAAGAACTTCCGCCTGCCGAGGAAGCCAAGAAGCCCGTGAAGCGCAAGCTGAGGAAGGCGCCAGAGGCTCCAGAGCCTGAGCCCATACTCTTCCACGGACCGACGCCCAAAGAGGACAATTCGCAAAATTACAGCAATGAATCGTCGCATCCGATCCTGATAGATGAGGTGAACTACAAGACAGTGGAGCATTTCGTTCAGGCACAGAAGGCCAAGCTGTTCAACGACGAAGAGACGTATCAGAAGATTCTGAAGAAGGCAAAGACTGCTACCTCTGCGAAGAAATACGGAGAGGAAGTCAAGGAATTCAAGACAGAAATTTGGGAAACGAAGCGCGACGAAATCATGGAGACCGGAGTGCGCGCCAAGTTCGTCCAGCATCCGTCTCTGCGTAAGCAGTTGACGGAAACGGGCGATAAAGTGATTGGAGACGCAGACGCGCGCGACTTTTATTGGGGAATCGGAACGTCTGCTTCCACGGACAAATCAAAGTCGCCTTCTAAGTGGAAGGGACTGAACAAAATGGGAAAGCTTCTCATGAAACTGAGGACGGAGTTTCAGGCTGAGGCTACTTCTTAGGACACGTTAGAGACACATTTATAAACCGTCTTGCAACAGGGTCCCATCTTTGTACAGTTTTTGCAGCTTTTTCTTTCATTCCGTCCGGCTGGACCTTTATGAATCCACACCTTAGCATCTTACTCCTTCTTCTCAAATTGTTTGTAGTAGTCATCGTAGGACATCGTGGGCTTTACGGGAGCACTCGGGGTTTCGCCAACAACCGGCGCGACATACCGGTCAAACAGTTTCTGTCCCACGACCTTTGAAGCTTCGTCTTCCGTCATGTCTCCCAACTCAATCTTGCGACGAAGCCTCAGCATTTCAAAAAACGTATCGTCCATCTTTCCCTGGTAATGCATCTCAAAAATCGTGGGGAAGACATCAAACAAGGTCTTGTTCTCCTCGGATACCTTCTCGCGATACTTTTCAGGGTTCGTGCGCTGCAGGCCCTTGTGGCGGCGCATGCTGGTGTCCATATCACGCACAAGCGCCTGGATTTGAATGGAAGTGAGTCCAGACATTTGTATTGCTAATATACATTTTCAGTAAATCTTTAGCGAACTGGCGGAAGAGCCTGTCCCAGCAGGAACGTCAACTGGTCTACGAACTCTGCGCACTGTTCCTTCGTCGTGATTCCCGTAAGAATCAATTTTCCCGTTCTGAATACTTTCGCAATCCATTTATGCGGACCGATGTGGATCTTGACACCAGGATACACGTCGGGATCGTAATGGCTCATAACGTTCTCAATCTTCAAACTGCGAATGCGGTTATAGAGCTGCTCCCTTGGAATGTTGACGTATCCGTTCAACTTTGTCGTGTAATTCATGAGCACGACTCGGCGCTGAACGATTTCGTAGAGTTCCGGAGAATCCACGATGGAATCCTTACAGGTATTCCACAGCGTATCTAACAGAATTCGCATAGTGGAAATGTCATATGCGTCGTCCAATACACCGGTCAAATGAAAGACTCCGTTCTGGAATATCTTTACCGTAATTTCCTTTCTCGGAAACGCTCCGTCTCCGTCGTTCATCATCACGATCGTCATAGAATTGTTTCCGAATCCTGTCGTGTGTTTCGTAGGCGCCTTCTTGGACCTTCGTTGAATGGAATCGCGCTTGCTCTCTCCTTTCTTCAGAACTCCCCGCTTCTCTGCGCGAATGATCGTTTCGCTCAAAGGAATGGAATTTACGAGCGAAGAAGTGTTAAACTTCAAATTCGTGTTATACAGAACCACCATTGTCGATAGGTGGGGCGTCTCCATTGTCTGCTTTAAATACGAACAGAGTATCAATTTCGTTTTTCCACGAAAAAGGGATGCTTTCCGTGTAAAAACACGTGAGCGCTACTGGACACGACCGAATCAGTTTCCGAATGCGAGTTTGGTGCATTGGTTCTAGCATCCACCCTGGTTCCAAATACCCGAGAAACACGCACGAACGCACTCGGTGGCTGGAAATCGCCTCACAGTGTTCCACAAGTTCAGAAGACGGAACTTTTGATAAGTCCACAAATTCCAGGTCTGGAAACTTTGATCGGAAGTTTGCACGAAAATCTGCAAACCTACGAATATCAGACGATATCCACAACATTGCTCTTCAAGGTTCTGGGCGTTTAAACACTTGGCTTGGGATCGTTGATCTTCAAGTGAGCAGGAGCGCCAGCAGGAATTTGGTATCCCGTAGGAACGCGACGAGGATTGACTCCGAAATCGTTGCCGTGGTGGCTTTCCACATACTTGGGCCGTGCAATCGCTGCACCCACTTTCCTCGGATGGTCTTCGGGCGTGAGAGTAGAAACTGCAAGACCTCCTGCGCCTTTCCTGGGACGAGGGGCCCAAGTGGCACGGCGAAGTATTGCAGGCAACGCGTGGTCTGCACCCGGACAACCGTTTGTGACACTGTTTGAAGACTGGATCGTAGAGCCAGTGGATCCCTTGCTGCCAGTTCCGATACGATACGTTCCTGAATTGAGAGAAATCGTGTCATCCACGAAATAGTGAATACCTGCCTGCACTGGAGTTGCAGGATCGGTGTGCGGCTCGCCTTTTTCGTCGAAACACGCAAGTCGGTCACGAGTTATCTGGCTTGCAGTCTTGGGGACGTTATTAGAAGCAAATCTTCCTCCAGAAACAGTTGAAGAAGGTTCAGCGATAACTGGGTTGCATTTCCGAATACTTTCGGCGTTGTTGGAATTCATGAGAACCTTTCCAATCGGAGGACCGTTCCTGTAATCCATCTCTGCAGCCCGTCCTGCAACGAAATCTGAAAAAGTGCTTCCGTCGGGAATGTGTCCTCCATTGCCGGTTGCAACAGTGACTTGAACGCCAGCCCTTACCGACTTGTTGTCGCGACCAACGGACGTGCGCATTTCGTGGATGTTTCCTACGACAGATTTCGTGGGCGCATACACGTTCGCGGCCGCCACGACGCGCTGGTGACGAGTAAATGTGGACGCATCCATCTTTGGACGAGTGTCCAGAATGACAGGCGCATTTGCCTTCTTGCGATTCATGTATTCCGTGTAGGACATTTGTATTTGATTACGAATTTATTAAAGCATGTCCACGTGCGTCAACATATGCCGACGACAGCACATTTTCTTGATTCCGAGATCGTCTAGAGCTTTTCCTTCAGGAGACTTCACGGTCGTGGCAGTCAAATACTGCATCTCGTCGTCGGTCTGTCCAACCGCACGTCGGTTCTCCTTGGACATCTCTAGATAAGCCTCATACTTCCCCGCCAGAACGGTATTGCAAGTGACGCAACGAATTGGAATGATCATTCTTGTTTGCTCCTCTACTCCTTCTGTCTATATTTCGTTTTCTATGTAAAAAGTAAGAATGACCGCCGAAGAACGAAGCGCCCTCGTCATCGGCTTACTGTCCATGCTGCTCCTGATTCCAAGTGTCCGCTTTCCAGTGCTTGAATCCCTGTCAAACCCGATATCCGTAGTCGTCGCAGGGGTGCTGATTGTGGTATGTCTTGCAACAAACAACCTTCTCGTGGCGGTTGTTTTGATCGCAGTTGCGCTCTATCTGTTCAACGAGAGGACGGTTTACGTCTCAACAAACCAGCAACAGGTGTATCAGGATACTACTGTAGCGGAATCCAATTTCAATGCTTCCACCAGCCTGGACTTAGAAGTAGCGAACAAGACACTCGTGCGAGCATCGCCAGAGATGTTGAATCCTCCTCGCGCTCCTCCTGATTTACTTACGTATCCCCCATCGGAAGACACTCTTCGTAGTTTGAGTGGATAAATACACTCCAAGTTCAAGTCTGCGAATATAATACGGGTTAACTCCTGCAAAATGAACCCCGTAGACATCACGAGGAAACGGAATCTTTCCAATCTTGTTCATTGCATAAATGAAGTTCCATGCGTTTGACAGAGGTTCAAACATGTTTTGTGTTTGCAGTTCGTAACCCAAGCAAGTTTGTTCGTAATGGAATTTTCGAGGGTTACCGGGTGAAGAACGGATGTATTTGTCATACACATCTTTGAGAAACTTGGCGTGGTCTTTGGGTTTGCATACCATAAACCCTGTATTTAATAGCTTATCAGTATCAATTGTAAAATTGCCAAGGCTGTAGTAATCTTTTGGCAAAGTCGTCCACCAAAAACTTTTATAAGCGGATATTGGAACCTGAGTCATCTCGTCAACGATACCAATCTTTTCGCACGAAGGAACACGGGGAGCCGAGTCTGTCATCCAAATATCTGCGTCCATCACGACAACTGTATCGTATTCAGATAATGCAGAAGGAACCAAACATTTCTGAAAGGAGATACAATTGCCATCCGTGTTCTCTGAGTCTAAAAAATCAGTGAATATCTTCAGGTCGTATCCGTGTCTCTCTGCGTATTTGACTACGGAAGGCTTGAATGTTTCCTCAAATTCCTTCAAGTATTCTTCACCGATACATATGATACCGATACACGTCCTCATTATTACCAAACAATACTTAGTTCTGTGGCGCTCCAATACTCAGAGACTCCATCCGGAAGCCGACGATGAATGATGAAGGGCAGGACGCGATCCTCGATCTCCTTGCGGGCCAGTTTCCATACAAACTGCGGGTGCGATGGCTGCATTCCTTCCAAGGAAACAAGCGCCTTTGCTCCGTCGGAAAGTTGCTGGGCACGAATGCCCATGAGTGCAGTGAACTCGTATTTGGAATAGTAAGGCAACGTAATTCTGCTTTCGGCATTTATGGACTCGCGCTCAATCGTTTGGACTTCGGGGTGAAGAACCTTGGAGTCAAACCGAAGCTGGTCCATTTTGTTTGTTAGTGCGCAAATGTTTAAACGATACGAATTCGTTTTAAGTATGGAAAAGGTGACCTTGCTAAGCGTTATGGGCAATGACCTGATGGTCGTGAACGCCGCCCGTGTCTCGTTTGCAAAAGAGTCGTCCGAATTTTCGCAGCAGGACGAAAAGCTCATTTCGTATTTGGCCAAACACAATCACACGTCGCCGTTCTTTCACCCGCAAATTCAATTTCGTCTAAAAATGCCTATCTTCGTCGCGAGAGAGTGGTACAGACACACGGTCGGGTTCTCTCGGAATGAAGTGTCTAGGCGGTATGTGAGCGATACTCCTGAGTGCTGGGTTCCGGACCTTGAGCAGTTCCGGGAGCGCGATCCAAAGGCAAAGCAGGGAAGCAAGGAGACTGAAGTTGGGACTTCGCGGGAGGCTCGCATGGTGTTTGACGATACGGTTCGGCAGGCAGTGAAGGCGTATGAAACCATGCTGGAGATGAACGTTGCCCCCGAAATTGCGAGGTGTGTTCTTCCTCAAAGCATGTATACCGAGTTCATAGAGACAGCATCTCTTGCCGCGTATGCGCGTTTATACAATCTGCGCAATTCGCCGGACGCTCAGCGCGAGATTCAGTGGTATGCTCGCGAAATCGGAAAGGTTATGGAGGAGAAGTTCCCTGTAAGCTGGAAGGCGTTGACGACATAACTACGATAACTTTTTGGTGTCTACATATATCAAATCTCCGCGACTTAATCCTGTAGGCAACTGAATCGCATTTTTATAGATCTGACCAAATCCGCACATGTCGTATGTTTTCATGTCCGATTTAGATACTTTAACTTGCCTGTTGTCATTATAGTCGGATACAAATTCAGGACTAAAGCCAATAGGTGCTTTTGTATACATATTTGTCCGAAAAAATGAAATACAATCCGTATTTACATCTACTTTGTATACCATATCATCTTTAGTAAATCCCATTCTAGGAAACTCAACCGTTCTCGACAATGCATCGCAAAGAACCGGAGTTAGTTGCTTGTTAGAATATATGCGCATTTACTTGACTTGGATATCTATTTGTAAACTTAACTAGTTCTTCCGCTTCTGCGTCTTTAGCCGATTGCGAGGCGCACACTTGATTCGCTTCAAGGTTCGGCCTCGTGGAAAAAGGAGGGTCTTTGTGCATATTGCAATAGCAGCACCTTCCTTCGTGGATCCTGGACGTGGTTTCACGGTCTTTTTGACTTTCTTTATGCATCTACAGAACTTGTTTGACAGAGTCTGCGCCATTACTATTCCGCACGAGATTTTTGAGTCCATGTTTGGCTACACCGAGTGCACTGATACATCCAAATCAAGTTGGTGTTGCTGATTCGAACAGGAACGACATCGCGGGGCGTTTGTTGAGTATTCGTCGTGCAGTCTTGGTTCGGACACACGATTGTTGTTAGGTGGTCTAGCGTTGGGTCATACTTGATATACGGGTTCATTTGGAGAGAAACTGCAGTCTCCTTCCGCAGAATATGTTCGTATACGACGGGGTTCTCCTTTGGAATATCCTCCTTGTATTCGCACTTGCGACAGGAAAGCTTTGCGCCCGTTTCTCCCTCGGTCTCGTCAATGCTATACAGCATGTTGCGACATTGAGGGCAGAACTTCATCTTTGCTTTATCTTGGCAGAGGGCATTAAATTCGTTTTCTCTGCGTTCAAAACGGAAAGGTCGCCAAACTATTGTCGGGGGGTATCACACGAATGACGGAAATTAAGTCTCTACGTGAGTTTCTTGACAACCCGGCGCGGCAGGCGAGCGGAAGCAACTGGACGCATACGAGCTTGATTGGGGGGAAGGCAGGAGGAACTGGGCGCTATTTCATTACCGAAGACGACCGCCCGAAATTCTACGAACTTTACGTGGATTCGTTGGAGGTGTTAGGAGATAGGCTTTATCTGACAGAGCGCTCTTCGGATATCGGACCACTGAGAATAGACTTTGACTTCATCTACGACGAGTCTACACAAGTAAAGAGACATCTACATACACGAGCACAGGTAATATCGTTCTGCAAAGCCTACATGACAGAAATGAAACAGCATCTACATTTGCCCGAAAGCGTGGACATCTACATTATGGAAAAGAAGCGACCAACTCTGGATGCAAAGAAGCAACGTATCAAGTCCGGCATTCATATCGTTGTTCCGAACGTTGTTACGCATAAATACATTGAGCAGAGTGTTCGCCGTGCTCTTGTTCCACGCATGGACGAGTTCTTCAAGGGTCTGCCGCTGAACGATACGTGGGAGAAGGTGTATGATGAGGCGGTATTGAACAGGTCGCAGCCATGGACGATGTACGGTTCTCGCAAGGGAGACGAAGGAGCACTTCCGTATCTCACATCCTACATCCTCACATACAAGGACGACGATCTCACAGTAAACGATACGATTCCAGGAGTTTCGGTGGATCTTCTCAAGACGCTGTCCCTACACCGCGATCAGACGGACGAGACGCAGATGACGGATACTGCAAAGGCGAATTATGAGAAGATTCGCTCGAACAAGGATGGCCGAGATAGTGGGGGGGAGCAGCGAAAGCGAACCGGTCGTCCTCTCCAGCGTTCTGAGAAGCCCAGTTCACGCGGATCATCTCCTGCTGGACGTATTCTCCAACCTCTGACGGCCGAGAAGAAGGATTATCTGAAGGAACACGTTCTGAACTTTGATAAGAGCAGGTATCAGGATTACGATAAGTGGGTTCAGGTCGGTATTTGTCTCAACAACATTCACCCCGATTTGCTGGACGTATTTCTGGATTTCAGTTCACAGTGGAAGGATTACAATGAAAGTGACTGTATTCAAAAATGGAACTCTCTGCCTTACCGCAACGACGGTGATCGTCTCGGTGAGCCAACGATCCGGTATTGGTCTCGCGAGGATCATCGTGAGGGATACGATGAGATTGAGAAGAACAATGTGGAGCGCCTCATTATGCTGGCATGTTCTGGAACGGAGTTTGACGTTGCGAGTGTGATTTATGCAAAGTTCCGCGATCACTACAAGTGTTCTGATTTCCGATACAACGTTTGGTATCGGTGGATGGGCCATGTTTGGAAAGAGACCGATCAGGGTGTTGATCTCCAGCTCAAACTGTCCAAGCAAATTGCAGGTGTATTCTTTGACCGTATGACGGCCGTCCAGAACGAGATGAACCAGCGCGGCATCACATCTTGTACTGGAACAGACAAGTCGGACTGTAAGGTTTGTGAGTACTGCAAGATGGAAACCACCAGAACAGATCTAAACAAGATATTCACACACCTGAAGACGACAAAGTTCAAGGGCAATGTTATGAAGGAGTGCCGCGAGCTCTTCTTTGACGAGCAGTTCAACAAGAAGGTGGATTCCAACAAGGACTTGATTGCATTCAACAACGGAGTGCTTGAGTTGGACAACAACTATCTGTTCCGTCCGGGAAAGCCCGAGGATTACATGTCATTCACAACCGGCATAGATTACGACCAAGACACGCCGTATTACGAGTATCCTGCCTGGCCGAAGGTGGACACATTCATCAAGCGCGTACTTGCAGACCCGGAGGTTCGTGAGTATTTCATCAAGCATCTAGCATCAAACCTGTTTGGAGGGAATCCTGCACAAAAGTTCCACATTCTCACCGGTACTGGTTCGAACGGAAAGTCCATGATCACGAACTTGATGACAGCAGCTATGGGAGAGTATGCATGTACAGTTCCAATCTCTTTGCTGACACAGAACCGAAAGAGTTCAGGAAGTGCTGCTCCAGAGGTTGCCCGTCTCAAAGGAAGAAGGTTCGTGACTATGCAGGAACCCGACGAGAAGATTGCGCTGAATACCGGTCAGATGAAGGAGATCAGTTCGGGTGAGAAGATGTATGCCCGCGACCTGTTCAAGTCTGGCGGGGAGTTTGAGGTTCTTGCAAAGTTCCATCTGGCTTGTAACGACAAGCCGAAGGTGAATACAACAGACGGAGGGACGTGGCGCCGTCTTGTCGTGATCAACTTCACATCAAAGTTTGTGCAAACTCCAAGTGCTGCGAATGAGTTTCCGCTGGATGAAAGTATCCAGTTCTCAGTAAACACACCAGAATGGGCAACGTGCTTTCTCGCCTACTTGGTCCACGTTCTGAAGGAAGGGAAGGGGCTGCGCAAGCTCGTTGCGCCTCAGACGGTTCTGTTGTCTACGAGCGACTACCGCAACGACAACGATGCAATTGCCAAGTTCATTACGGAGATGATCAGTGTTCCAGAGGAGGGAGAGGAGACGCAGCCTGTTGAGAAGAAAGATCTAAAGAGAGTGTTTAAGACATGGAAGGACGAGAACGACCAGCGGTCACTCGCGCCCGCCGATATGGAGAAGCGTATTGTTGAAAAGTTCGGGAAGTGTCCCGACAATGGTTGGTCAAACTTCAAGCTGAAGCATTAACCTTGGCGAGCTGCACCCCTGAGAGGAGCATACGCCTTGATGTAAGGCAGCGTGAAGGTCACCACGAGCATAGCAATCACTAGCGTGGCAGTCGCAGCAATTGCTTCGCCGACCATGAGCTTAACAGGACCGACCTGAATGGTGAGTCCAGCGACGGACGCCTGGGCCGCGGGGAAGAAGACAGACAAGATAGGTGCGACAATGTCGCGAATCAGCGAAGTGAAGAAGTCCTTGAGGGCTCCACCAATAAATACTGCAATCGCGAACGTCAAAAGTAGACTGCTCATTTATACACCTTGCGGGAATCTTTTTTAACACTTTGGAGTGATTCCCGCCATTCTCAAAAATGCAGTGGGCGTGCCGAAATACCAATGGAGAATCTCGCCTGCGACGAACCAAAAGACAAAATTCCATACAAACGAAGTCTTCGTAAAGTAAGAGGTTGCGACTGCTAGTAAAACCGTTCCAAGAAGATCGCCCAACGCTAGTCCTAAAACCCTGTAAGAATGAAAGCCTTTTTCAGGTACGCCGAATGCGAAAGCATACGGGCAAGCCATTTAAGTTTTCCAAAGAGAATGTAATGGGTATAGACACTCGTTTTTGGGGTCCTAGCGGATGGCAACTCTTTCACTGGATATCCTTCAGGTCGGAACATCCGGAGGAAGTTCTGAAAATCATGAAAGATGTACTGCCGTGTAAATTCTGTCGAAAAAGCACCTCGGAATTCGTGAGTGGAATGCCTCTCACTTCGAATCCGGGCAAGTGGTTGTACGATCTACATAATAAGGTCAATCACAAGCTGAGGACGCAATGTAAGGGCGACAAGGCTGTAGTGGATCCGGGACCGGATCCGTCGTTTGAAGACGTCAAGCAAAAATACGAGACGATGAAGCTGACGGACGTTCTAGGACGAGACTTTTTGTTTTCCGTTGCAGCGAATTATCCAGAGAAGCCTAGTGGAGAGGAAAGGGCTACTCAACAAAAGTTCATGGACGCTCTTGCAAAGGTGTATCCGCTCAAAGAACTCTTCCGATTCCCTGCAAACCTGAACTCTCGTAAATCGTACATGAAATGGATGTATTCGTTTCTGAAACGGGTTGCAGACAAAGTAAAGGTGCCGATTCCTTCCTACCGAGGCTACGTTATGCGCGTAATGTATTACACAAGCGGATGTGAGAACAAGACGTATAAGGGAAAAACGTGTCGGCGTATACGGGGTATTGGACTCACGAAATCCCGAGACCATTCTCAAACGAGACGAAAGGTCGCGCCATCACTTCTTTGATTTCAGGGCTTCCACTGTCCGAATGTGTTTAGTAGAATACTTGCCGTCTTTTCCTGCGCCCTTCTCACGCTGGTCTTTCTTCTTATCGCGGCGAGATTTTGGATCTTCCATTTGAAGAATATGCAGTTTCTTCTTTCCGAGCTTAAAATTCGTTTTTATAGCGATTATATAAATGGACGTTGGGTTTGATGTGAGAAAGCTAACGCCCGATGTTGTTGGAAAGATGTCGTTTCCGTGGAACCCTGGTTATTCTTATTTGAAGTCGTCCTCTGCAAAAACAGTTGACACGTATTACGTTGTAAATATCCCCGAAGTAGACCCTGAACCCGTTGTTGTGCCGGAGGTTGCGCCTGAGCCGGTGCCTGAACCCGTTGTTGTGCCGGAAGTTGCGCCTGAGCCGGTGCCTGAACCCGTTGTTGTGCCGGAAGTTGCGCCCGAGCCGGTGCCTGAACCCGTTGTTGTGCCGGAAGTTGCGCCTGAGCCGGTGCCTGAGCCTGAAGCTACTCCTGCGGAACAAACTGAATAATAGAATGACGCATTCAAATCAGAATGGAATATTGGTACTCCATCGTGATCGGAACAGTTGCGTTTTTGTATATCCAGATGTTTCTATGGAACGCTCGCAATATGGTGGAAGCGGGGATCGAACCCGCGCGCTTTTCAGCAGGAGTTCTTAAGACTCCCTCCTTAACCTCTCGGACATCCCACCAATTCAACTAATGCTATTACAGTTTAAACCTCTTCTTGTAAGCCTTCACGCTCTGGCGGAAGGATGTGGACGGTCCCCACAAAATCCATCTGCTCAACGCGCCAGGCGTATCGGGCTGGCTCCAATGTTCACCCATCCCCGAATGACGCTGTAAATACCGCGCCCTTCGAGTCTTGTCCTTGTGTTTCGTGTAATCCGACATTCCCTTGGCTCCGAACGGAACCACCTTTTCACGCCCGTTCTTTTCAAACACTGCGTCCCATTTTTTCTCTGGGTTATGAGATGGACGAACAGCTTTCAACCTCAACGTTTTCCGAGGCATCTTAATCTTCTCCGTGAAATTCAAACGGGATGGAAGAATGGTATAGCATCGTGCGAGACTATAAGGACTCCAGCGAGTTCCCTTATGCAATACATACCTTCACGAACAGAGTCCGACTAGACCTATTCCAGTTCATGCGGAATCTTCCCAAGGAACGCCGAAACAAATTCAAGCAGCGTCTAGGTCCAGAATTTGATCAATGGGTTATGGATTTGACAGAGGATTACGATGAAGACATCGTCAAGGATATTTTGAACGACGATGAGTTTTGGGAGAAAACTATCGCTATCTCAAAGTGAAAACGGAATAATATACACGCATCAGATAGTAATATAAAGAATGGGCGACACTATTATCGGTGTTCAGTTCGGCATCGCCAACCCTGATGAGATCGTTTCTCGCAGCGTGGTCGAGGTAACCACCGACAAGACATTCCAATCGGGAGCTCCGGTTTCCGGAGGCGTTTTCGACAGCAGGTTTGGCGTCATTGAGAACGGAAAGGTATGTTCTACATGTAAGCAGACTAACCTGCTTTGCCCGGGACATTTCGGACACATTCGGCTCGCCCGACCGGTGTATCTCTACCAGTTCATAGAGACGATCCGCAACATTCTCGGCGTCATTTGTCTCAACTGTTCAAACACGTATGTCAAGGAAGAGAATTTGAACACCATCGCCAAGACGCTGACCGGTATGGACAAGTTCAACGCCGTCCGAGAACTCACCTCGTCCTTGAAGACGAAGATGGAGGGATGTGTCCACTGCAACAGCCCCGTCATCAAGAAGGTCGAAAAGGTTGAAAACACGGTCGCATCCCTGTCTGCGATTCTAAAGAGCGAGGACGCTGACCCAATTCCTCTTCAGCCCGAGATGGTTCTGCGATGCTTCCAGCGCATGACGGACGAGACTGTAAAGTCCATTGGTTTCCATCCCAAGTTCAGTCGTCCAGAGTGGATGGTCTGCACGGTTCTCGCCGTTCCTCCGCTGACCGTGCGTCCGTCTGTAGTCATGGACGACAATCAGCGCATGGAGGACGACTTGACGCATAAACTCATAGACATCGTGCGCAACAACCAGCGTCTTCGCGAGAAAATTGACAAAGGCGACCCGGTTTCTATCATTGACGATTACACGAAGGTTCTCCAGTTTGATGTCGCGACGTACGTTGACAACGACATCAAGGGTCTTCCGCCAGCATCTCAGCGTTCTGGTCGCCCGCTAAAGACTTTGAAGTCTCGCATGGGCGCAAAGTCAGGACGCGTGCGAGGAAACCTCATGGGGAAGCGCGTTGATTTCGCAGCACGAACCGTCATTACTCCAGACGCAAATATTGACGTAGACGAACTCGGTGTTCCGGAAGAGATTGCGATGAACCTGACGTTTCCAGAAGCCGTCTCGCCTTACAATCGCGACCGGCTCATGACATACGTTCGCAACGGTCCCACGAAACATCCTGGCGCAAAATCGGTCTTCATTAAGGCCGAGAACAAGACAGTGAGTCTCAAGTTCGTGAACCACGATTCGCTTGACCTGAAGACAGGGGACATTGTTCATCGCCACCTCATTGACGGAGACGTGGTTCTCTTCAATCGCCAGCCGTCCCTCCACAAGGCGTCCATGGAATGCCACAGAATCAAGGTTCTTCCTTACTCCACGTTCCGCCTGAACGTTTCTGCGACCCGCCCTTACAATGCAGACTTTGACGGCGACGAGATGAACATGCACGTCCCGCAATCCATCGTGGCTGCTACGGAGCTAAAGTATCTTGCCTCAGTTCTTCGTCAGATCATCTCGCCTCGCACCAACTCTCCCATCATTCAAATATTCCAAGACACATTAACAGGCGCTTTCCGTATCTCGCAGGAGGACGTGAGAGTGCCAGAACATATCGCAATGAACATTCTAGGTCGCACAAAGCGCCCGCTCAGTGCTTATTCCCGCAAGGGTTCCACTATGACGGGACAGGAGTTGATTTCAAGCACGTTTCCCCTGATGGATTTCAACGGAAGCATTCAGTTGAAGGACGGACAGCTCACAAAGGGCGTGCTGAAGAAGAGCGCATTCGGAGGCTCGCAGGGCGACATGGTGGACGGCATTCTTCACGTAATCTACAACGATTTCGGTCCTGATCGGTGCGGACAGTTCATCAACGAAGTCCAGAACATTGTCACGAAATACAACCTGTATTCTGGCTTCTCAGTGGGTCCGTCGGATCTTGTAGGGAACGAGGAAATCGCAGAGGCGATCGCCAAGTCTCTGGAGGACGGACGCAAGGAGGTTTCGCGCATCATGTCCAGCGTCCATTCTGGCATATTCGCAAACGATTCTGGACGACCCGACGGCGATGAGCTTGAGAACCAGATCACGAACGCACTGAAGAACTCTGCTTCCAAGGTCGTGGATAAGGTCATGAACGGACTCCCGAAGAAGAACCGTATGCGTGAAATGGTGGTCTCTGGATCCAAAGGCTCTGACCTGAACATTGCACAAATGATGGCTATGCTTGGACAGCAGTTCATTGCCGGAAGGCGCATTCAGTATACGCTTCAGGACCGAACGCTGCCACACTTCACTCGCTACGACTATTCGGCGGAGTCGCGGGGGTTCGTGGAGAACAGCTTCATCACGGGTCTGCGTCCCGCCGAGTTCTTCTTTCACGCAATGGCAGGACGCGAGGGTCTTATTGATACTGCCGTGAAGACTTCCGATTCAGGATACATTCAGCGGAAGCTCGTGAAGACGATGGAGGATTTGCACGTTGAATACGACGGAACCGTGCGCAACGCCAACGGCGCAATCGTCCAGTTTCACTACGGCGGAGACGGAATTGACAGCGTGTGCATTGAGGCGCAAGTGTGTGAGCTAGGTGTCATGACGATGGCGCAAGTTTACAAGGAATTTGCTGCTTCCGCCGCCGATTTCCAAGAGGTAATGAAGGACGGACTCGTTGCGACGGATTCTGATATGGTGGAGAAGATTCTGGACGACCGGAAGTTTCTAGTGGAGAACGTGTTCCGATACACGAGTTCTCGCAAAATTATGGCTCCAGTAAATCTGCGTCGTCTAGAGCAGAAATACATGAATCCGTACGTCACCAAGACCGACTTGACGCCAGAACACGTTACTAACGAGCTGAATTCTTTGTGCAACGAATCCTGGTTGAAGCACAACCGAGTCTTCCACGCCCTGCTTCGCTACTACTTTGCGCCCAAGAAGTCCATTCTCAAGCTTCGGCTTTCCAAGGACTTGTTTGACGAGCTTTTGAGGGACATCCGATACAAGTACCTGAATGCGTGCGTCCATCCGGGCGAAATGGTCGGAACGCTAGCAGCCCAGTCCATTGGCGAGCCCACTACGCAGCTTACTTTGAACACTTTCCACAGCGCAGGAACCGTCAAGGCGAATGCGACTCAGGGAGTTCCGCGCATCATTGAACTCCTCAGTGTTTCTCGCAACCCCAAGAATCCCGGAAATGTCGTATATTTGGCTCCGGAGGTTGCAAAGTCCCAGAACTCTGTGTCCTCGGTAAAGCGGGACATCCAGAAGACGACGCTGCGAGACATCACGATTTCCGTGCGCATTTACCACGATCCGCATCCGGGAACCACGAACACGGCCATCGCAGACGACATTGAAATTCTGCGGTCCTACGAGAAGTTCTCGGTCACGCAGGGCAACTCGTGCATGTCTCCGTGGATTATGCGCCTTGAACTTGACAAGATGGAAATGGCTGCGCGCAATGTTGCAAACATGACGACAATCGCATCCAAGATTCAGGACAACAAGACTTTGAGGGTATTTGACTGCATCCACAGCGACACGAACACTCCCGACAAGATCATTCTGCGCATTGTGTTTGGAACCGATATCGCAAAGAACGCTCTGTCGCTCCGGTTCATTGAGGACAAGCTTCTTGACACGATTCTCACGGGCGTAGAGGGACTCGGAAGAGTATACCCCCGCGAAGTCAAGTCTGAAATGATGTATGACGAGACTGTTGGCGGATTCGTGCCTCTGTCTCCGCAGTATGTTCTGGACGTGGAAGGAACGAACCTGCTGGATCTGGCGACGTTCCAGCACGTGGATCCGCTCAGGTCTTTCTCGAACGACGTTCACGAAATCATGGAAGTGTTTGGAATTGAGACGGCACGGTTGGCGCTTTACGAGGAGTTCATGGAAGTATTCACTGCAGAGTACGTGAACTACCACCATATGATTACGCTCATTGACACGATGACGTATCCCGGTCACATTCTCAGCGCAGACCGGTTTGGAATGAGCAAGAGCGATTCGGGAGTCCTTGCGCGCTCATCGTTTGAGGAGACGAGCAAGGTTCTGTTTAACGCAGCGATGAGCGGGGAGTTTGATAGCATGAAGGGCGTCTCTGCAAACATCATGTTCGGACAGAGACCGCCTTGCGGGACTGGACTCGTTGACATTCTCGTGGACGAAACGAAGCTTCCTGAGGGAATGGCGGAGGAGGTCTTTGAGGAAGATGTCAAGGCACTGAACACGAAACTCGCCGAAGAGGGAGATATCGTGTGTCGTGTGGACGACATTGTGATGGAGTGGTAATGAATCTAACGACGCCGACCGGCAGATATCAACGCTTGTGTCGGCGAATTCAGGACGAGGGCGTAGTAAGGATAATAGAACTGACTGAAAATGAAATCCAAAATAGCCCAACCTAAAGACCTATACTTGTCGTAAGATAGCTTTGCAGCGCCAAAGGCGAATACTATCCAGAAAAGGATGGTCAGTATTCCGCCCACGCTAAACACCCAAGATACAGCAACAGAGGGAGTAGGTTTAGGAGGAGAAACCGGCTGAGATTCTGACATTTATATTGAAATTCTTTTTTTAATTGGCGTAGGCAAGTCCAGCCATGCCGCTCATCACGCGGAGGATGTTGTAGTTGATCGCATAGACGCGGACGTTCCAGACATTGTCAGTGGACTCGTCAACGACGTAGTCGCCGGACATTTCCATAACGATGGTCGCCGTATCAATGCGGGAGAAGTTGCACGTGCCACTGGGCTGGTTCTCCTCGGGCTTCAGCGCAAACGAGTACGAGTAGATCGCCTGGTGTGCCTGGGGGGCTTTAGAAAGACCCTTATAGGTCGTGTTGTCAAACCCTAGAGGCTTCATGGTTCCGCTGTGGTGCTGGAAAGGCTGCACCTTGTTGAAGTAATCTCCTGAACGGCGGTCTAGGCGGTCCTGGCCATTGATCTGGAGGTGCATAGACCGAATTGGCTGCGTGAATCCCTGTGAAGCAGCAAGCCCACTACTACCTGTCACCGCCTGATTCAGATACGAGTAAGTGAACGGCGTCAGACGAGATATCCCTCCAGGCGTTCCGCCAAGAACAGCGCTAGTAAGTTGTCCAGCGACAAAGCTCTGATAATCATCCGGTACAAGAACTGGCCGAGGCACACCTAGAGTGCTAGAAGTGTTGTCGTCCTTGTCTGCAATCTTGCAGTTGGTGAAGCGATCGGGCTGAACGACCCAGATGAGTTCCTTCACGGGGTGATTGAATGTCAAATCAATTCGGTTGGTTGACGCACCGATGCCCTTGTCTTGGTTGAACTGGACCTGCTCAATCAGATACTCGTGCGACTCCTGGGCCATGCGACGACGCTCGTCAACGTCAAGGTAGATGTAGTCAACATACACGGCTGCTGATGTGGGAGGAGGAGGCTGAACGCCGTTGAAGTTCGCAGTCACGAACTGCCACTTGTTCCACAGGATATTGATCTTGACTTCGTGATACTGGAGGGCGATAAGAGGCAGAGCGGCGCCAGGGTTGCGAGTGTAAGAGAACGGCAGAGGAATGAAAAGCGGGGTGTTCGTGTTCGCACGGCCAGTAGAAGGGGCGCAAGATGACTGGGTGGCTAGCTGCATTCCGTAGACTCCAGTTGCGCCTGTAGTTGCGCCCGAAAGGGTTGTTAAACCCATAGGGCCTGCGTCCCTGCGTCGCGATGCGCCGCCGAGACCCACCATCTGGTAGAGCTTGTAGCTCGTGTTGTAGTCGGACGTGAGGGTGTCCCAGAGGTAGAGATACTCGCTGTATAGTTTATCAATCGCCTGTCCTCCAATTTCGAGCTCAACGTAGTCAAGAAGAATGTATCCCAGACGCCCCTGCTCGTTGTTCCAGTCAATTGATTTGATGCCTCCACTCTGAACCTGAGTCGCAGGCAGCACAACGTCCAAATAGGTGGAATACAGCAAGTCGGCGTGGCGGTTGATAGTCACCGTCTGCTTCTGTCCCCACGCAGGCATGCCCGTCAAGTTCAGGCGAAAAGGCTCCATCGCAAAATTCGTGTGGCGCTTGAAAAGACCCTTCCAGAAGGTGATCTGGGGGTTTCCAGAAAGGTATGCATCCTGAGCTCCGTGCGCAACGAGTTGTAGTAAGCCGCCACCCATTTGTCTTTATATGTTAGACAACTTGAATTTTTTACCGACGCGACTTACGACGAGTGCGACGACTCGGCTTCTTTGACTTACGACGACGGCGACCTCCTTCTTCCCCTTCTGGTTGGCTTGGCGAAGGTTGAGCTTCCTGAGTGCCCTCGTCGAGAACCACAGTTTTTGGCTGGGAACGCTTCTCTTCCTCTTCAGACTCCTCTGCCGGCTTCTCTTCGGGCTTCTCGTCCTCATCTTCGTCGGCACCACCGCGGCGACCCTTCTTGGACGCGCGACGCGTACTTGACGACTTCTTGTAGCTTCCGTCCTTCTTGATCTTGTTAATAACCTGCGACAGCCCCTTGCCTGCAACGTAGGTCTTGTCCTTCTTCATCTTCGCCATAACTGTCTTGACATGTGCCAACCAAGAGTTCGCCATTTATATCTTCATCGGAGATTTTATACGCGAAACAGGAGGCCTCTCAGTGCCGCCATTACGTCGTCGGGTATGCGCTTCTCCATGGGGATTTCCATAAGACAGCAGTAGTGGAAATATACGCAATACATCCCGCACTCTGTGTTCTTTCGCTGGTGCCTCGTTTTGTTATACGTCAATTCCATCGGCTTTGAATGGCGACCGCTTGCATCCCACTCCTGCTTCCACCTCGTCATGAGTTTCTTTATCTCCTTTTCCGGCTCCTGTCCGTACGAGTCAAAGTAGGTCATGCGCGGATACTCCAGGTCTGAACGCAGATCGCAGAAGACTGCAACCCAGTGTTCCCCAGGTCCAGTGCTGACGTCCGTGTTGAACACGATTCCGATCTGTGTCTTTCCTTTGGAGGCAAGTTTGCGAATGTCCATAGAACAGAGAGCACTGACCAAACAGGATCCGGTCTCCGACTTGTCTCCGAAATCCATCGGGAATGTCCCTACGTATTCGTAGTTGGAAAACAGACGCTTGTAGCTCTTCTCCATCTTTTCAATGTCGTCGGTGGACAGCCACTCTGTAGGATTGGATCTCCATGTTTTCGGAGCCTTTGGTCTTTCAAGGAGCGACGCAACGACGCATTCGCCGTCGCCTCCCTTACATTTGTCACGAAGTCTCATACGCAAAGCTCTCCACACTGAATTCGGTTCTCCTCTTGAAATTGGCGTTACAGAAGGGTGGTCCCGATTGAACGCCTGCCGTAGAGTCTCGATTTCCGCCGAGTCTACGGACATCCTTGTAATAAAAACGGAATTAAGTTTCAAAAAGCAAGTCTAGGTAAACTACAGAATGCTCGCAAATCTCAAGGCACGCTTTGAGTCTTACTGTCAAATTGACAACCAGATCCAGACCCTCAACAAAGACGTTCATTCGCTTCGAGCGGAACGTAAGAAAGTTGAGTCTGAAATGGCGAGGCTTCTACAAGATCCGGGTATGGATGGATACAGCGAGATCCGCATGACAACCGACAATTCCACGATTCAAATCCAGCGCCCGAATCAGTGGAGCAAGGCTTGGACGCTTTCAAAGAAGGATCTGCAATCAGGTCTGAACGAATACTTCCAGAAGACACGCAGCCCTAGTGCAGAGGAGTGCTTCAAACACATTGTTGATAACAAGACAAAGACGCTCGTTTCTACGGAGTTTGCTTTCACACGTATTCCTCCACAATAAAATCAAGGATATTATCAATGGACTTAGAAGGAGAACCTCCAGAGGAATTTGCGCCTCCCAATGCAGGAATATACGACCCAAGAACTTTACCGAATGCAGTCGCCGAAACAACGACAAATGTAATATTAGACATCGGGCTTGGAGGTGTAATAAAGCCCAGCAACGATCTTCTGCTTCCACTTGACATGCGTGACTTTCCTCGTGATCTTTTCGCCTCTAATGACAAAGAATATATTGAATTTAGTAAACGCAACCAAGATATCGTGTTCGGAGAGCTTACAGAGTCCATGAAAAATGCTCTTGACGAAGAAACTTACAGCCGTTTGTACAACAAGGCGGTAAATAAGAGCCTTGATGATGAAGAAGATGGAGTCAGCAAAGAAAAAGCTCCGAAGAAGACGCAGAGAAAAGGAACTCTTCGCGACTTTTTTGAACCTAGCACTCCGGTTACTCAATGTAATAATACCATAAAATCAGTGAATGCCAGGAGTATATGTTGGATTTGCGAAACTGAAATTTACGGCGGAGAAAGTTACGGGTTTGAGTTCAACCCAGAATGCGAACATGTTTTTCCTGTTATGCAGGCGTTGTGTTTCACTGGACTCTATTCAGCCGGGGTTTACGAATCTCTCAAAGACCAAGAAGATGAAGAGGGAAGGAATCGTGGAGACCTGTATAAAGAAGAACTTACGCGTGAATATCGCTGGTCTCATAGGATATGTAATCAAGTCAAATCAAACGCACACTTTATTATTATTGGACCAGACGGAAAATTCGGAATTGAAGTCCGATTCATAAAAGAATTGTTATACAGAATACTCGGCACAACAAGTTACGGAGGTGGGAATAAATTATGGAGCTGGATTAGTATAAAAAACCCCGGAGACACCAAAAAGACATGGGTTGATAAACAGTCAGAAAAGGTACGCGTAGTTTGCCAACAGATCATAGATAAGGCTAATAGTTTAGGACTAACAAAAGATCAGTTTCTAGCATTCTCGGTCATGAAGATACGAGAATATGTCGCAATGGACCCAGAAATTGCAAAGCCGAGCCATCCTCCCGCAGATATTTGGAAGACGATGCCAACCAGTACTGGATCGGCCTCGCTCTATCAGATTACAACTGAAAGTCTGACACCCGTGTTAAAGTTTTACGCAAAAGATATACATAGAGTTGTTACAGGCATCATTTCGACGGTGATCAACCAATCAGGTCGTAAAGGGACTGGGCTGACAGCGTTACAACGTGCCGAGATTTTTGCAGAACTCGCGGGATCTGCATCAGAGAATGCGTTCATAGAGAGAGTTCTAAAGGAAGAAAATGTGAAAACGTATAAGGAAGTCCGAGAGGCGCTGTATTCGTTAACTTACCGTCTTTATGGTATGAGGGATCAGAGAGCAATATGGTCCGATATTCAAACGATATTGCCGGTAGTGCTTTACTCACAAATCATGGCAGACGCGTTCAACAATATAATAGTAACATTCAGTAGTCTTGGGAAAGTAGATGCGGCAGTTATTTCAGCCATCGCGACTGAAACGAAGAGAATATTGGTGACTAAGATTTCTGTTATAGACGAGATGATGCTTGACAAGTATAAAATCTCCCTATCAGATTTCTTAGCAACTAGACAATCTATTATTGCGGAATTTAGAAATTCTGCATCTGCTCCCCAGACTAGTTATACTCGTCCAGCGTGGTATGGAGAAGGACGGAAAACGAAGAAGCAACGTGGAAAACGGAATCGCAGAACATACCGCAGAAAGAACTAAAATGGCGACCGTTTACAACCCTTACAATCCAAACAATCGCTTGTTTGTCCGAACGGATATCCAAGCGATTCTGTCCAAGCACAAGTGCGAGTTCAAGCCCATTCACGAACAGACGTTTCAAACTGCGATGATTCATTCGTCCTACGTCAAGCGTAAAGATTACACGACTCCCGGCGGAGATATATCTCAACTCGCTTCAAAGCCCGAGGACTGCTTGGAACTGTTTGACGAGTCTTACGAGCGTCTGGAGCATTTAGGGGACTCTATTCTCGGAGCGTGCGTGTCCACCTACTTGATGCAGAGATTCCCTCATGAGAACGAAGGGTTCTTAACTGACTTAAAAAAAGAGATCGTGTGTAACGAGACGCTCGGCAAGTTGAGCGAGATTATTGGACTCGCAAAGTTCTACGTGATTTCCAGACACAACGAGGATATTTGTGCAGGACGCACGAACACGAAGAAACTCGGGGATATTCTGGAGGCGTTTATAGGAGCGCTTTGGACGGATACAGGTTACGAGTTCAAAACCGTGTATGCGTTCATTGTTTCGCTGGTGGAGATGTACATAGACATCCCCAAAATACTGATGAACAATCGTAACTTCAAGGAACAGTTCCAGAAGCTTTACCAGTCCTTGTTCCACATCACGCCGACGTACAAAATGGCGTCGTGCGTCAACGGACTATACACCATGGAAGTCGTTCACGATTCAAAAGTCATCGGAAAAGGAGTTGCCTCTACGAAAAAGCAGGCTGAGCAGTTGGCGGCAAAGGAATCCATTCTCTATTTCCAGACCTAAGTGGACATACTGAGAGTCGTCTTGGTTCGCGGAATGCGGCGCATAAGTAGTTCTTTTTGCGTTCCGCCTGCCGACATGTTCTCCTCGCCCTCGTGAATGCCCTCAATGGACCTCAGGAACTCTGCTACCTTCTGGGGTTCATCGGCAAACGTCATGAGTAGCTTGGTGCGCAACTCGCCACGACGGAGAGGAGGGCGGGACGTGCGAACGCTGCGAGAAATATTGCCTACGCCGTTTCCCTCAAGCGCAAAGTTATCCACCTTGTTGTCGCGCATGAACTCCAGAATAGTTGCCGAGAGTGTCGCCTTTTTCTCTCGGATTTCCTTCATCTGATTGCGGATCTGGCGCTCAGTGTCGTCAAGCGCAATCCAGCTCTTCAACGCCTCACGGACCTGTGTCGTCTTGTTTTCCTCCATGTCTTATTCTTATGTTGTTTCCTTGTTGAAAGTCTCTTTTGATTACCACCTTGTTTACGGGTGGGAGATCCGAACATATCCCCAAACCCGATGCCTCGCGAAATGCTTCTATAGACGTCTTCCAGGAGTTTCTGTGGACTCGTATTGTTTCCAATCGGGTCTACTTTCTCGGGTTGTTGTTCAGAGAACATATATTGAAACCGAACACCGTCCTCGAATATGTCGCCTACGAATGTATAAAAGTTCTTCTGATCATCGCTAAACCCGGGATTTTTCATTCCAAAAGTTCGAAACCCTCCGAACCCGAGCATCCCCATACATTCGGCATGGGGTACCAACCCACCTAGAGTCGTCTCTGCTGGAACTACGAGCTTTGTAGGCATATGAGTCGCGGTTTCCGCGGAATATTTCGTGTTTGCCTCCTTGTTCTCGGATGAAGATAATGGACTTACGAATCCACCTTTGACACCATATACCGTCTTCACAGCAGAAATATTGTATGCTCTACCTGTTCTCTTTTCAGGGCGTATTTCGGTCTTGAGTGGCTGAAATCCAGGATGAGTCATTGCTGCCGGAAGAAGCGGGATCGGGTCAAACTTATGAGTACCTATTCCTCCCTTCTCAAATCCAGAACCTTGAGTAACGACTCTGTCTAGAGTTAAAAATCCAGAGTCTAAGAAGGAGTTAAACCGATTACGAGCAACGTCGTTCAAAGTTGTAGGAGAACCAAATGTTATTATGTGAACAGACGCTATTTTCTGAAGAGACGGATGTGTTCTCAGTTCAGCGAGCATAAACCCGAGAAGGGTTGCAAACGCAGCTCCTAGGGAATGACCTGTAACGAAAACGCGAGTGGGTTTGTAATCAGAAAGCATTTGCGATATGAAACTCCAACTTTTCATGAGAGGATCCATGAATCCAGCAGGAACTTTGCCGCTAGTTTCCGGGATGCGTGGGAATCCAGGCGGAGTGTATTGACCGAACTCCGTAGAACTTATAACCGATGTTAAAGTGCGAACATCGTCTTTGAAGTTTTCAATCGTGCTAGATGGTTTAAAACTTATAATAAGGTCTTGAGGTGTGAGTCCGAAGGTTGTTTTGGTCGAAAGAAGGTCTCCTCGCGTTGCCATGAACGTCACGTCGTTTGGAGATGACACGTATCGACAAGGGGACATCCCCGGTTGGACAGATGGCACCAAGCAATAACTTTCCATTGGGCGCAAGGTCTCTTGTCCTCTCCTCTTGGCGCGTATCCCCTGATTTATTCCAGCAGAAGGAGTTCCTGCTTTTCCTTGCGTGGAAACATTGGCGTGATTATGAGGACCCTCTTTCATCTTCTTCCCTAAGTATCTCCTGTCGAGATTGGTCAGTGTATTGTTGAGAGTTGCGCAGTCGTTTTTGTCGGACAGTCGCTGAAGCCATCCAGACTTCATAATAGCCTCGTGGATGATACCTGTATCTGCAGTTGTTAGGCGACATAATTGACCCATGAGTCTTAGCATTTGCTCATACTGGTCAAAGTGATCATATGGAGTGGTTGAGATCATTGACCCGTCGGGTCCTTTCTTTACATTAACATTCCCGCTTCCCATAATCGCGGAACGCAGGGTCGTATCTCTAAGTCCACCAGTTACAGGTTCCTGAGTTGTCCGGGACACGTTTGTTTGAACTGGAGGAGGAGCAGGAACCGTCCGTGCTGGAGCTGGAGCTGGAGGAGGCGCTGGACTTTCAGCCTCATACGCATCGCCGATGTTACTTTCTAGTTTGCTTTGAACCTTCGGCGTATTCATGGATTGCCTAGAGTTTTCAATAAGGGTTGAGAACTGCTCTCTGATTTTGTCCCAGCGACTATCCATCTTCACGAAGAATTTATCGCCCTTTGCGAACATCATGGACATTGCTTTGCCGATGCCGAGCGGGATCACCTTCAAAAAACTCTCTGTGGACTCCGAAAACTCCTTGCGACTCAGCGACACCATCGCCAAAAAAGGCCACACAAAAATTCCAATGACAAAGTTTATGGCTTGACCGAATCCAGGAATGTTGACGATGATGGCCTGTATAGCGTCCGTTGAGGCTCCCAGCGAGTCCGTAAAAAAATCCATCCATGCACCAACGAGCGATCCGAACGCAGGCGTCTTCTCAATATTGTGGAGCACAAACATGAAGTTCGGCAAAACCTTTAAAAAGGGCGTAATCTTCTCGCTCTGCTGGACTGCATCAATAACCGCATCTGCGACACCGTCAACGCCTTTTCGCAGCTCTTCTTCGGCCCCGCCCTTCATCAAGACTTTCTGTTTCAGTTTCGTTAGGAATATGCTCATACGGTCTTCCGCTACTGACCTTGAAAGACCGAGCTTCATTAACATACGCACCCATCGGTCGTCCATTATGTTTCTGCGTTAAAATAAACGGATGGAGGAACAGAAAGGAAAAATCCGGTGGAACGGACAGATTGAGCGTATTCTGTCGGAGGAAGGCGAAAGAGCCTTATGTTATTCGTGGCTCCACACTCAATCACAGAAACGCTACGCAAACCTTAATAACTACATTGCAATACCAACCATCGTCTTATCCACTATTGCGGGAACTGCATCTATTGGATCTCAAACTTTATTTAACGATCCCACCGCGTCTAGTGTCGGCATAGGTGTTTTGAGCTTGACGGTGAGTGTTCTTAACACACTTGCGTCTCACTTCGGGTGGGCGAAGCGCACAGAGTCTCATCGCATGACTTCATCCTCTTACTCAAAAGTCCACAGGTTCATTATGATCGAACTCTCGCTTCCGAGAAAGGAGAGAATGGAGGCGCAGGATATGCTGAAAGTTGTTCGGGACCAGCTGGACAGATTACAGGAAACGAGTCCCCAAGTCCCCGAACAAGTCGTCTTTTTATTCAAAAAGCAGTTCGGAGAAACGACTCCGAACCTTAGTAAGCCAGACATTACAAACGGTCTTGACCCCATTCATGTTCATGTAGAAGGACAGTCTCCACCTATTATAGACGCATTCAAGAACCCGCCTAAAACTTCCAACGACGATCGCACTCAAGACAGTTTACGAATGTCGTCATTGGCTCGTCCGCTGATCGTGTCTGAAGCTGATAGTAGTCGCACTTCGTCTTCTTCTTGCAGCCAGAGCACCACATGAAGATTGACGCACTCTCGTTCTTCGCATACAGTCTCTTTTCCATCTCGATGATCCGCTCCACCGATTCCTTCCATCTGGAAGGACACATGTCCATAGGCGTCATCTCTGCGAGCGCCTTCAAATCAATATCGCCAGACCGGTATTTTTCCAGAAGGTTTTGGTTGTTCTTCACGTAACTCTCCTCTCCCCGCAAGTTCTCGTAAAGCGAAATTGCCCGGCTGCGATACATGTTCCAGAATGTGCGGTTGGACCAGTCTACGTCCACACCGTCCTTCGTTGCCTTATCCACGAGATTGTGAAGCATGAATGTCTCAAACTCCCGTGCAGGTTCTTCGGATCCAAACAGCTCTGCAAAGTTAGAAACGACCTTTTCGCGAATCGCACACGCAACGAATACGTCTTTGGTTCTTACCGTTGCCAGCTTCGGAGCTCTTACCGCCGCAACTGGTTTTGCAACTTCCTCTTCCTCCAAAACTGTGTCCTCTTCCGACACGTCGTCGTCATTCACTTCCACCTCGCCGACTTCCTCTTCGTCGTCAACTGCGAATGTCCACTCTTGGTAGAGAGTTTCGTATTCGTCTCCGCGTATGTCAACGTAAGAAGACATCAGGGGCTCATACCCATCTTGATCCTCCGTCTCTGCCGAAAGAATGACGATTGGACTCGTATACGTTTCATCATCAAACGGAGCCGGAAGCATGTGCTGGTTCTCCTCGTCTTCAGATACAGAGGCAAACACGCTCAACCATTTGGATTCGTTCAAGGGATGCTGCAGTTTTCCGTGGAACTGAATGTTTGGACACTTGTACTTCTTTCGAATCCATTCTAGAACACCAGAAGTCTTCGTCGGAATTTGAATCTCTCCGACGTTTCCGTTCATAGCAATCACCACTCCGAACGTCATTTTTAATTCTATCTGCTCCAGCGAGTTTAATTCCGTTTTTTACGACAAAAACGGATTTTCAGACTGCATTCATATGTAAATCAACAGAATGTCTGAAAAGTATATTCCTCCTTCCCGTCGCGGCAAGACCGACAAGCCTCTAGTCGTATCTCCCGACAATTTCCCTCAATTGTCTGCTCGCCAGCACATCTCCTCCAACGCTCAGTTGTCAAAGCCGTTTTCGGCACTGGCAACAGAATGGAACGAGAAGGACGAACACGAGAACGAGCAGAAACAGTTTCAGAAGGAGCTTGAGTCTCGAAACAGAGAGCGAGACGAAGCTATCATGCGGAGCGTAGTTCATCATCGCACGGACAAGTACGAGTCGGAAGAATGGGTAGAACCCCAGCAGCTCGCTATTTCGCGGACGGATCCAGACGGATGGCAAACGGTGGAAAGGAAGGCCAAGCGTGAACTCACTCTGGAAGAGAAGGACGAGAAGAGGCAAAAGTTCCTAGAGGCAGAAGAGAAGCGGAAACTGGAAGACGATAGCGTATGGAATACAAACGCCCGAAACGCAGAGGAGTGGACTTACCGAGAACGCACCTAAACGGATTGCATTCGTTTCCTCTCCTTGTAATCAGCATAGCGGGCTTTTGCGCTACCAAACATTGCTCCAAACCCGGCACCCCATCTCTTAATAGTATCCCAATAACCAACGTGGACTTCTCCACCTATTTTAAATCCGTAGTAGCCTGCAGCCAAGACCAAGCATACCAGTATGACTAAATTAACGAGACTCATGATTGTGAACTCAGGTACTGGCGTCTCGGTTTTTGTTGGTTTTGACGCATCCGCCATTTGTATTCCGTTTCTATTTTGTATTCAGTAAAGTAAAGATGGATGAGTTCTCGGCGACAACACTTATTCTTGGGATCCTTTTTCTCATAATCGCCGGGTCTATTTTTGCAATCACGGGGTCTCGTTCAGTTCCGATTGTTGGTCCTTTCATTCCCACAGGTCCTGGAATAATGGGATTCGTTGGCTCGACACTAAAAACGACAGGCTCTTGGACGCCTTACGTCATTTTGCTTGGAGGTGTTGGCGCTGACATCTTCCTCCAAGAGTTCCGATACACGTTAATGACTGTGATATCCGGCGTTGCCATGGTCGTTGGTATCGTATTTCAGGTTGTTTTCTACGGCGGTGTTCCTAAGTTTCTGCCTGCACTTACCGTCGGAACAGCCGCTGCACTGACGTATTTGATGCAGGACGCATGGACACAGCCGCAGCTCAGCACTGAAAAACGCGTGATTGCGACGGTCGGAGGACTCGCCGGAATGGTGGTGACCGCATTAGTTTCTATGGGAACTGGTGGAATGTTTACGACTCCTTACATGAATGAAGCCGTGTCAATTATAATGGGCGCAGGGATTGGCGAACTCGCATGGGCGATCGTTTGGAACACGATGCCTGATCGTCTGCCTCTCGTTAACAAGTGAGAAGTGACTTTCTAGCGGATCGCAGAATCCTGTAATAATTTGCCATTGACGTTCCAGACTGCTTTTCGTTGAATATAACCTTACCGTGTTCATTGGACGCGACGATTACAATTGTGGGAACAACCTTGACGCCGTATAACTGCGCAAGGTTGTTTGGGTCGTCGTGCGTATTGATGGTAGTCCACTCAACGTCCGGAAACTCATCCTTCAAATCGTCAATAGCCGGCTTGATGACCTTACACGGCTCACACGTAGGCGACCAGAAATGAAACGCTGCGATGCTCATTCTTCTTTATTGTTACTTGTCAAGATATGTGAAGACGCAATGAGGCGGTATTGCGTGGATCTGTGAAGTTTCTGCTTCACCATTTCAGTTCCGTTTTTAACGAAAGTTTTTGAAAGAGCAGACAGAATCGCAGAATTCAGCGCATCTTGATCCAGCTTATCGGTGTTGGACAAGCACCATTTCACGAGATCTGTGTCAGAAACCGGCGGGCCCATCATTTGAAGAGGACAACCTTCAATCTCCTTGACGGGAATCGGCGAAGGCTTTGGCTTTGGTCCTTCCAGAGCCTCTACTGCCATCTGGTCAACGATATGGTTATACTTTGAATGCTCGTCGTCGCCACCAGTGTGTGCCTTTACCCACGTTATGCAGTAGGACTGGAACATCATGAGTCTTCCTGAAATAGCTTCAATCAAATCCCGGTTGATGACTGGTGTTCCTGCAGCCGTCATCCAATTCTTCTTGATCCATCCAGGGATCCACTTGGTCAGGCAATTCTTGGAGTAGTCTGAGTCGGTGAAGATATGTAGGTCCACATCTGAGGCAGAGAACGACGCGATAGCCTTGTCCACGCAACAGAGGATCGCCATGAGTTCTCCACGGTTGTTCGTCTGCGGTTGATCCTCAGGAACCTTGTCGGCGTGCGAAAGACTCGGATTCTCCGGAAAATAGTACGCGTAGGACGCTCTGGCGCCCTTGAAGCCGTTCTTTGAGCATGCGCCGTCGGTATATACACTTACCTTCATAGAGTTCTTATACTGGGTCTGTGAATATGCGTTTGAATTCGTTTTGTTATACATCGGCTCAAAATCGCGGGTTGAAGTTGCGTCGGGTCTTCTACATGAAACCAAACTCTGCACTTGAACGACCGTTGTTCCAAGTATCGCCGCAAAACTTGCTGGCACGAAAATGTCAGGAACTCGGAGTGAAGAACGAGAAGAACGCGGGTGCGATGAGAGGATTTACGGGTCATCCATTCTTCAAACATGGGAGTGAACGTGTCGACAGCCGATACGTGCGCTGCATCTATCATTTCATACTCGCAGTCCGGATGTGCGATTTTGTAATTACACCATTCAAGCAGGGTGTTGTAGTCGTCCAGCGGTTCAAAGAGCACGTAGTGGGGAGGCGGAAATGCAAGCTCCATTATTGAGTGGATGCGCAGTCTTTTTAAACAGCAGTCGCGTCTAAAAAAAACGTGCGTTCAATATATAAAATGCCTCGTCGTACTCGTTCTGGACCAACTGCACTCGGAAAGAAGGAGAAGGCGGAGGAGAAGGCGAAGGAGGAGGCCGCCTATGCCACCATGAAGGCGGAGTATGAGCTTCGCAAGGCCCTCGCGCGAGCACCTACCGCGGATTCGGCACCTGCGATTCGTATGCGCAAGCTCATGGCCCAACTCAAGGCGACCCGTAAGATGCTTCACGGGGGTCGCAAGCGTGGAACTCGTCGTCGGTAATTACTCGGATGACTCAGGAGAGGGCGCAAGAATCTTCTTGATGGGAATGTCCGCCGATACGATATACAACGAGTTCTCCGTCATGACAATATAGCACGTCTCGCACTTAAAAACGTTCTCAATCGTAGACGTATACTCGTCATCAGACTTCACGAGATACTTTGTGGTTCCCTGAACGCCTAGGCAGCACGTCTTCTCCACGCTCGGACGGTAGTAATCCAAATATATGGGCTTGTCGTGTTCCATCGCGACCTGAGCCGTGCGAAGAAGAACGCTTGCAGAGGGTAGGGCCATTTGTTTATTGTTATCCTCTTATTGAACAAGTTTGAACGCATCCTCCAGCTTGAACCGACTCCGAGCCGAAAGAGACGGAGCCCATTCGCGCGGGTGCGTCAGAATTGCGTTTAGCTGCTCAGACATATATGTTTTCAAAACAGGAGACGTTGACAGCTTCACGCACTCGTAGATGAACACTGCGAATTGCCCAACATTCTCTTCAATCTGTTCCGTTTTTGGCTGCCGAATCAAGTGCGCGAGTTCTTTCAGAACACCCTGAAGACTAGACTTCACGCACTCGTCGCTCACCAAATTTCTCACACAGAGTTCCATCATGAACTTCGCATACCCTTTGCGCTTCTCCTTCTGCCTCATCCACTCTATCACCTTGTTGTCGAAATCCGGCTCTATGCTGGAAGGGAATGTCAGCGTCTCGGTCAAATTGTATAGCTTCGGGAACATGGAGATTTGAGCCTGAATATCCTCTTTCATGTCCGGAATGTGCGCAACGATCCGCTTTGACATCTCTGCCATCACGGAAGCATATGCGTGCTGAGTGATCGCCTTGTCAAACAGCAGAGTGGCGATTCGCAGCCGAAACGTTTCGTCGCGTTTGTTGATTTTCTCCACTGCGTCGTTGGACAGCTTCTCCATGTTGGATACTGCAACCTTATTGAAGATGCTGAACAGATCCGAATACTCGGGATCTTCGCGCTCTTTGACTCGCCGCACAATATCCACAAGGACGCGCTCTCTCCAATTGTCTGTGGCTGGACCGTGCTTCCGAGGAACGTGTGCCGGCTTCTGAAACGGCTTGAATGCCATTGGCGTGTTCCGCAACTTTGCAATATTGTTCTGCACAACCTGGGGTAAGGTCAGTTTCGGATACATGCGCAAAGCATAAACGTGTGCGACCGTAATACCCATCCTTATATTGATTGTAGATGTTCCTTGAAAACGAATTTCGTTTTTGACTTACGGCAAACGCAAGAGTATATAGTATAATGGAGGCGGAAGTTGCTACCACAAGATTCCAGTATTCTTGGATGTTGTGGTATCACGATCCCGAGAACAAGGACTATTCGTTGGGGAGTTACGTCATGGTGGCAGACGTTTCCACTCCTCAACAGTTCTGGTCCGTCGTGGACTCCATTCCCAAAGAGGCGTGGGAATCCGGGATGTTCTTCTTCATGCGCAAGGGATTCCCTCCAATCTGGGAATCGCCAGAGCACGAGGCAGGCGGATCTTGGTCTAAGAAGGTTGAGGCTGGAACCATGTACGAAACGTTCGTCGACATGATGATCCACTGCATCACGGACAGTCTTCTGACGACACGCAAAGACACCCTTGCAGGAATCACCGTATCTCCGAAAGGGCCGTTCTCCATCATCAAAATTTGGAATACCACAACTGCAGTCCACGATAGATCTGCGATAACCCCGAATATGAAATCGTTCAAGGTAGGAGACGACGTCACATATACGGCGCACAAATCACGCCCTAAGTAATTTCAAGCGTATACTCGCCCTTATTTGTCGCTACAAATAGCTCCTTTACCCGTCGTATATACAGCCACCTCAATGCATCAATTTGTGATTGTGTTGGGTTTACGATCTTTTTCGTTATGATTGGTTTGCCCGTATACGTGTTCACAGTCGGCAAAGGACCGTCCCAAAGCGAGAGCCAGTTCCTCACAGATTCCATCGTCGGTATCGGCATAGGGATCTTCCAAACATCGTAAAGGAATTCGCGGAAGCACGAATACAGTGGATTGTCTAGCGTCGGAAACAGCTCCGACTCTCCGTATGTCATGATTGGAACTAACGGAGTCCCTGTTTCAAGAGCTAATCTAAATACGCCCGTGCGCTCTTTTATGACAAGTTTGAGGTTCTTTCCGCTTGACAAATACATCTCTTTTGCACCACCAAGAACGATGGACACAGAGTCAGACTCCAGCGTCTTTTTGATTTCAGAGTAATCGGCCGATACAGTGTGCGTTATCCGCATCCAGTCTCGGACGAACGGAAACAGGTGGAATATATTCGCGACCGCAAACTTTGTCGGCGTGTAATCCTTCCCGGTAATGCGATAGGAATTGTGGATACCCGGAGTGATGGCAAGAAGACCGTGTGGGTGCCAAACATTTATGGATTTTTTGGGAATCGGATGCTTCACGTGAATTTGGAACGTCTTGCGAATATTCTTTTCAATTTTTGAAACGCCGCCAGAAAAGAGTTCACGGAAAAACTCAATGATGTGTCGGACTGCGTCTTCCATAATAGGTCTTGGCACAAGGTAGTAGAGACACAAGCAAACGACATACAGAACCAGTTTCGTGAATATCAAGTAAGAAGCTACGCAAAAAGCGCCGGTCGCATACGTGGGCCAGAAGTAAGCATACGCAGCCACCTCCATCGTTGATTCTACGCACGAATCAAGATTGAAATTTGAGCCGAACATACAATATGAAGGTAGAGGACTTCCTTGAACATTATAGCCACGCAATCGCCGCTTTCGGCATTTGCGCGGTTATAGTTACGTTTCCGGACAGAACGCCAATGTCGGCTCTCCTCGGAGGCGGACTTATGGCTTTGAATTACTATTTTTCGCACAGGTTTCTTCATCTTTTCCCAGGTCCTCTCAATTTCCACCTGAATTTACATCATGAAAAGGCGGGTCTTCCGCGATGGCTTGAACTCACGTTGGAATGTATTCTTGAATTCGTCTACTTCATGTTCTTCCCGCTCCTCTTCCAAACTCTGTTTAACGACTGGATCATTCCCTTCAGCGTGATCCTCTTGCTTTCTATGACCTACACGTCCTACCACATTTACAATTACTCCATTCTTGGCTCAAAGGACCATTCAAGACACCACATGAACCCTGAAGTCAACTTTTCGCCTAATTTTCTAGATCACCTGTTCAGTACAAACTTTGATGAAGAACACGAAGACCTGAATCCTGGAATTGTGAATGTCATTGCCTGCACTCTGATTGTCCTGTATTTGAAGCGGTATTTCGGATGGACGGACGCTTAATATTTGGCGATAAACCAATTAAATTGTGCCGTTGAGGAATTTGCACCGTTAACAGTGAATCCTGTTCCTGCGTTAATAGTGACTGATAATGCTGTAGTGCTGCCGACTGCCTGTCCCCGGGGGGTAGCAATAACAATAGCGTTTGCCGCAATTCCAGAAACAGCAACAGTAACAGTTCCGCCACTCAATGTCGCAATACCAGATTGTAAGGATGATTGAAACGAAGAAGCAGTATTAAAAAAAATCAAGCCCCCCAAGTTTTCAAAATTTATGTTGCCCGTATCCGCGACAATATTAAGACCCCCCGCCCCTGATTGAAAAATATGTCGTCCGCCCGAGCCCGCTCCCGGGTTTATCGTCATTGTGCCGCTAGTTCCAGCCGCTCCTCTAAGAATAACAGCTCCTCCTGAAATCGTAGTCCCACTTGCAGTCAATATAATTCCGCCGGCACCAGCGTTGACAGTGAGACCAGAGAGTGTAGTGGAACCTGTGACGTTGAGGCCAGTGGAAACGCCCAACCCCGCTCCTGTCAGCGTGACTCCAGCGCTTGATAGGGTTGAAGACAGAGCTCCATTTGCAGCCGACTGAGCCGCCAATGATGCCGA